TCTTTTATTGGTATTTACGAGAACATCACGTAATTCAGTTTTACCAACGTTATTGTTCTCTAATATATGCTCTCTTTGTTGATGAATAATGTTCATTAATATATATATAATAATAACATATATATTATGCTTGAATAAACGGCAAATCGGTAATACTGGATGATTGTTGTTCTCGTCTTTGTTTGCTATCTTCTTGGTAATACCGTATTTTAGAAACAACATATTCTTGGTCGCGTAATATTTTTTGATGTTTTTCGTAATCAGTAGGTTTACGTGTATAACAGTAATATAATGTAAATCCAACAATTAAAATAAACAACAGGAGAACCGAAATATTAAGAACATAATAATAGAAATTTAATCGGTTTACATGACATTTATGAAGGGTTTGTTGTATATGTGAGCTTGCATTGATTTCAATTAATTGAGGAAGATCCATAGACCAATAAATATAGTATATAATTCTATGATTATATTATCACATATACGCTAAATAATACAAAACAATATAATAAGAAAAAATAGCCATCAAGAATATAACCAGCCAAATGGGAAAAACGGTTTTATGTTTGTAACCGACCCCAAACTCGCGAAACCCGCCATCTTCTGTGTATAGGAACAATGGTTGATAAAAATGCAATGTGAATGCAAAAAATATAAAGAGTAAAACCGCAATATTAACCTTATTATTGTGTACAAATCCTTTAATATAATTCATTTATTATTTATATTAAGCCTATAAATAATAATCTGGGATTTATACAAAATTTGCATAAAAATTAAAAAAATATCTAATCGTAATTAGGTTCTCTATCTTCTTCATAAAATACTCCATCTTCATAATCATCACCCAACCCGTTAATATCAACCGCTTCTGCGTCTTCTTGATGTGTAGCTTCAATGTCGGCGTCTTGTTCAATATCATAAATTTCCCTGCGCATTTCATTAACAACTTGATGTACATTCCCAGCAACATCTGCATTAAGTTGTGATAACATTTCATTACGTTCTCTGGTATAGGTATCTTTATCATAATGAACTAAACCGCGTTGTTGTCCAATGTTCCATTTACCTAAACGGTATTTTTTCATGAGTACTTCAGCCTTTCTGGACTCGTCGGACATATTATCAACACCTAAATAGTCAACAAAGCTTTTCTTTTCACGTTCTTTTGCCATATTAACTTTTTTGATAACTTCCTCATATGTATAATTGGATTCTTTTTTGTTATCCATCTCAATTTGTAAGAATGCATAGAGTAAAGAAGCAACTCTGTTTTTTATTTCAACATTTTGTGTATCTGCATATATTTGTACTTCTGTTAATTCATCTGTATTGTCTTCATATTGCGAAATAGCACCCATTTGTAGTGAAGAATCCCTAACTTCATTATTATGTTCTCTTTGTTGTTGTTTTAATAGTTGTTTATCTGTACGAATAATGTTAGGTTCATCACTGAGATTGATATAATTGCACAACAATAAATAGAAACAATGTGTAAATAACAAATATATGGTGTCTTTTCCAAATAAAGAATAGAACGAAAGTATCTGTTTCTCGTTAGACTCGTTAATAATTTCTTTTTGAATATCGGTTTGCAATGGTAATAGTTTAATAAATAAATTTATATCAGTAGTCTGTGCAACAACGTTTTGTAAAATATTATTAAGGGTGGAGTCGTCACTAAATGCCATGATCTTATGATGATACTTTTCTAAAAAGGTTTCAATGTCAAGGATATGGTCTTTGGCCAATCCCCAATGTTTGGGAACAACCATGAAAGGAGATGCATTGTTTAATAAAAGTTCTGGATAAACTTTAGAAAGCATAACAGTAGCATTTTGTATATATTGAGTAACCGTATATAATCCATTATCGTAAATATTAACGGTATCGTTGGTTTTATCAATAGACCATTTGGTAATATCCATTAAATAAGAACGTAATTTGTCATAATTTCTATCAGATAAATTACCGTAATCATCAAAGAATTCCATAATTTTTTTATACATACGTTGATTACATACCGATAAATAATCAGTAAAGTCATTCAATTCGGGTGTAAACGTATCATGCATTTTCGTAGGACTATATTGAGCAATAACGTTTCGTAAATGTTGTCGTATACGTTCTCCAAATATATTAGAATCACTAATATCCAAATGTTCAATAAAATCATTTAATCCATCAACAATGTTTACAGAATTAGTCATGTTTATACCAACAACATTACGGGTATTAATAATAGTCATCAAATTATATAATGTTTCCATTGTGAAGAGTTTTCCATTACGTTTCATAAACTCTATTTTTTCAAGGATAGACCATGACGGGTTGTAATCAGGTAGTTTTTCTCCACATATAGATAATAAATCATCTGGTACAGGTAGATTTTTATCAAAATTACAATAATATATGATAGCTGCATAAATGTTCTCTTCTAATCTGCCTGTAGGTAAATCCGGATGAAGTAATCGTGTAGATTCGTCATGAAAAAGAGAAGAACATGTAGAAATCTTTTGAATAGTAGTTTGAAATTTGATCATAGAACGAACCTTTTGTAAGAGAACTTTAATATTTTCGTCTTCACTGTTAAAATAAACCATTGGTTTAATCAATGTATTACCATCTTCGTTGCAACAAGAATTTTCCAAGAATGGAATTTGGCTGGAAGTTTTTAATAATAAATCTTTATCCTTAACAATTTTATTAATAACCTCAATAATGCCATAACCAAATGCAGATATGCGACTATGTAATAATGATATCATATCATTTTGCGTAGATTTGCCATTTTTAATAGATTCCATTAATTCTTGTTTAAAATCTCCACTGATAGGTCTTAATGTTTTAATAATAGAATAAGGAGTAACTGGTGGCATAAAATGATGCCATTTAGAGATATCATGTTGTTTGGGAATTTCAATATCTGGTTTTGTTACTAAAAATAAACGTTTTTCGGTATATAATTCATCCACATCACTGCGAATAACGATATATTTCATAAGAACATCTTTGATACGAGTAGCAATTTTATCGGGATTTAATTTTTGTATAGAGTTCCAAGGTTGAATAGAACTTTTTACTTTGTTAACAACGCATGCCATATATTGAATACCACTGGTATCTTCAATACCGATTAATGGATAACCTGTAAATGATTTAACACATCCAGGGAAAACCCGACTAACTTCAAAAGAAGGTGTAGCAGTTTGTATACCGACAAATGTGATTGCAGTGACAATCATAATAATAGTTTCATTTGTATATTTATCATATGGTCCCAATGGTTTTCCTGTTTTTTTAATATTAGCTTCATTGCGTTTATTATAAGCAGTTTCAGTTAATATATGTTTATCAGCAACTTCATTTGATACTCGTAATATAAATGACTCCATAGCTTTAATTGGTATATTAATGCGCGTTAATAAGATGTTAGCAATATTGTATATTTTTTCACTGAGTTCACTCTCAAATACAGTAGTTGTCGTAGTATCTTGTGAATATTCTCCCAAATCCTTTTCCATAATAGCATGTGATGTAATACGAAATCCAGTTTCATCAAATCCTTCTTCTTCACTAAAATCAAGCTTACGAATAACATAACCACTATGTTTGTCAACAATAGAATCACCATCGTCGCTCATAACTCCAACGGTAGCACATAATTCGTCTTGTTTATCTCGGTAATTTCCTCCAGAAACGAATATATTAGCTAAATCATAAATAGTTTTAGGAAATAGCTTTGCATTGGTATCTTTACAATAAAACCAATGCGGAGAATCATTTAATTTTTCAATCATAGGTTCTCTTGTATAATGTGTAACAAACTTGCATATATCACTCTGTTTTTTAATAAAATCTGGTTGTCCCATAATAAGTTCTCTTAATTGTACATTAACCGATTTAATAACATCAGTTTGTGAAAATCGTTTTCCAATTTCGTAAGCTAAATTATTAGGTTTGTATTCGCGTATTTCGCGTAACATGATATTACGTTTCAACTGTTTAATATAGTATGCAATTTTGGTTTCTAATTTATTTTCAAAGTCATCAATAGATTCATTATATCGTTTATCAAATTCCGTTTTCATTTCCTTTGTAGACTCCATATTAATGCGAATTTTGGCATTTTCACGAGATTCACATATGCGTGATTTATCATTATATAAACAAGAATCGTTAATATTACAATAAAGTGATTGTGTATCCATAAACGTAGTTAACGTAACATCAGTATCAACAACCCACATATTCTTCAATCGTCTATAATATTGTATTTTTTTACGAATGTCAGCTTCAGCCTCAACAGATTCCTTATCTTTTTCATTTAACTTAGACTCATCTATCCCTTGTTTTAATGTTGGTTTTATTTCTAATACAGCATAATTACCAGAAACAACCTCTTTCTTTTTAGCAATTAATGTTTTAGCTAATTCGGGTGCCATATGTGCAAGACAATCATGACGTTGTATTAGATTTTCAATTAAAAATTCAAGAAAAAGTGCAGGGTCAAGTTTGGCCTGTTCATCTTTATATTTTTCAATAATATCGTAAGGCGTATCATCATAATCTTTATCAAAATAAATAATATCAACAAGATTATCCTTTTGTAATTCTTTTAATGAAGTATATTTTTTAGACAATACACGAAGGTTACAATCTGATGGCTTTATTTTTTCAATATCACTCATATCATCAACAGATTGGGTGGTTAACTGTTGTGTAATAGAATCCGGAGTAATAAGTGATACCATAATAGAGGTGATAGCATTCATAAAAACAGTTCCAGTATCCATTTGAATCATACGATTTAATAATTCATGTGGAGATAATTCCGGTGGTTTTTTATCATTAGGATGTACTAAATTGTAAACTTGGAAAAAAGAGTCAGAAATATCTTTTTTCTCAGCCAAAAGACGTAGAACAATATTGGGATTGTCAATGACATGATAATTATAATTATGCATTTTACTGTATTGTGTTGATTTTTCTCCAATATAAGACTTTAAACTTTGAATTTCTTTATTTACAAAGTGACGAATCGCTTTATAATGTGCGTAAGTAATATCTTCGGTATAAATCATAAAAGGTTCTAATTGTTGAACCACACTGACCATAGATAATTTATTCTTCATATATTTATGAAAAAGTTGAATAAGAGTAAATGTTTGTGGAATAATACTTTCCACAAATTTTGTAAAACGTTCATTGTTATCAATATAATCAACATCCCCCAAAGCAAACTCATGTATGCCTTTAAAAATGGTTTCTTTGGTTTCCTTTTCCATTTTTTCATATTCAAGTTCATGTGATAAATCATCTAATATATGAGGAACAATTTCAGTATTTTTACGTAATGCACGAAATAAGGAAAAGTATTGTTGATGTAAAGAAACCCGCTGTAACATATTAGTAGTTGGTAATTGTATGGCTGAAAATTTGACAATGGGTGCAGGTAATACCATTAATGATTTTAAACACATAGTTTCATTGGGAGTCATATTGGTGCGAGTATATACAGTTTTTCCACCTTTAAGTAATTGGTCAGATAATTTATTAAGTCCTAAATTATACCTCTGCATAACATATTGACGTTTGGATGCTCCTGAACGAGTATACACTGTGCTATTGAAATCATCCAAATTATCAACAATAGCGTCAATGTCCGCGAGTACTTGTGTAGTATACGCACTATCACAACTTTTGTCAACATTAATAGGATTCATGATTTCTTGAATACGTTTTTGCATCAACGAATAATCTTTTGTATCATTAGGATTGCGGTCATAATAATCATTCTGTATAGTTTGTAAATCATTTAATGTGGATGATGTGGTATCTGCAAATATATCATCAATCTCCGTGCCATTATGTACATCATATATTTTTCGCTGAAGTTTAACAGTAGGTAAAAGCCATTGTAAACGAACATTCATTTTCATAATATTTTGAACCAATGGTTTATAATAATCACCATTTTTTTTAATATCATATATATTCATGTTATCATCAAAATTGGAGTACTTTTCGCGAAGTAATTTAAATTTACGAATTAAATTGTGAATATTATTCATAACCATTTCAGTACGTTCACTGTTAGGTATGGTGGATAGTAACTCATCCATCAAATCATTTACTTGTACATCAATGCCAAAACGTTGTTCACTTTCTTTTCTTTCAACGGCGTGTTTGACTTCTCCCAAATCATCGTTAAAATCAATAGTTTCTGCATCCACATACATATCATGTAAAACCGTGTGAATATTGTCAGTTTGTGTCATATCATCTGGTATATTAACAATAGACTCTCCACTTTCTGTAAATTCAATGGTAGCAGTTTCAACATCATCATCGTCGCCAATTTCATATTCTTCGCCTTCTTCAAGCCTTTGTTTTAATATAGAAAGTGAAACTTTAGTTTTTAATGTAGCGGGTTTCTCGCGTATTACGATCTTATCAATAGGGATATTCAGTGGTATTCCTTGATACTTAAAATCCATAAAAATGGTTTTTAATTCAGGATAAGTGATAATTTCAATCATATCTTCATCCAAATTAGTAATTTCACCAGTTATAATTGTGGGAATATCGCCACTAATATGGATACTTATCCAATTCTGAGGTAATAAATTATTTTGTCGTGCATAACCTTTATCTTGACTACGACTTAATAAATTAATTTGTATAATAGATTCATCTGTTAAATTTCCAGATTCGTCCAGATTAAGTTGTACCTCTGCTAATGATGAGATTTGGGTTAATTGTATATGTTGATTATCAATATATTTGATATACATAGAGTTTTCATGTAGTGCAGGATTTGTAGGTGCAATAATTTCAATGATATCTCCCAATTCTAATGATATATCAGGGTTTATTTCATTAGACATATCTATTGTATTACTTTTGTCTATATCCATACGGAATAATAAAATATATATTATGTATCTAAATTATATTTGCACAATACAACAATTGTATATTAATACTCACGTTTTATGTAAATAAGTTAAAGATAAAAGTTATATATCTATAATTGCAATATGATAAATAATATACATACAACAAATATAAATACTAATATTAATTCAAAAATGGTATATAATTATGAATATAATCACAACGGAAAGCTATACAATAGACAATACTACGATGAAGATATGCTATGTCACGATGATATGGAATCTGGTATGTATCGTTCCGTGATTAGTTCAGTACCAGAAAATAAAATATTGGCATTTGCACCACCAAAAACGTTAACATTTTCTAATTTTAAGTCATTAAATAAATCTTTAAATGATATTGTTATTCATGAATATATAGATGGAAGAATGTTGCATGTATTTTACGATAGTAGAATATCTTCTTGGAAACTAAGTCCCGTGGTAATAAATAGTGAATTAATTATACCAGAAATAGATGAGTTAGCCTTTATTACGGCTGTGAGTGGAGACGTATGCAAATCATTTAATAATTTGTCATTTTTGGAGTATTTTCCTAAAAATTATAGTTATACATTTATTATAAAAAACCAGTTAATGTTTCAATCATCATTATATTTAATTTCAGTGTATAAAATAACAGAATGTAATCAAGTAGAATATATACCCCAGCAAGAATATGAAAACTGGAAAGTATTTTCAAATTTGTCCGGTGTTATTTGTTTCCCTAAACAAGGCATAATAAAAGATTATTATACCGATTTATTAGAGGATATAGATTATGATTATAGTTCAAGTAAATGGGTATTAACAAATTGTAAAACGGGTATGCAAACAACTATATCCACCTCTGTTTATAAGTTGAATCAAGAAATTGTATCTATAGATAGGCTTATCATATTTCAATATTTATGTTTGCAGCGTATTTATAAAGAAAAAGAAGAGCAAATGTATAAACTACACAAGATAAATAAGAATTTTTATATAGTAAAGCAAATATATGACTTGTTTATTCGTACAATGCATGAAATGTATATTAAATATTACATTATGAAAACAATGACAGAATTACCTATACAATATAAATCATATATGATACAAATCCACAAAGAATATTACATTTACCCACGAAAACATAATATAAAAAAATTGGTAACAAAACAGATAATAAAAGAATATTTTGATAAAAAACATCCATTAGAACTATTAACAATATTATCTTGCAACAACTAAACCACAGTTAGAAATCATAATATTATACAAATCAATGTATAATATTATTTTTTGTTTACATAGAACTATACATTTCAGATAATTTACTCAATTTTAAAATGTAATCAGCACAATGACCGCGATTAGTATCATCCATAGTCTTAATAGGTGCACGTACTTTATCAATCATTTTCATAAATTCTTTTCCATTGGGTATATTTTGTAAATCAGCACTGTAATCTTTTTCAAAAAAGAAATTAACGTCACCTGCCTCAATAACCTGAGAATATGGTGTATAAACTAATTTGTGCCATGATTTAATTAAAATGGAAGGATTCATCTGTTTAAATGACAATAATGATGTTTTTGCGGTAGCTATATCTTGTTGTTCCGGAAAAATAGAAATAATATCGTCCAAAAAGGAGATAATTAATTTGTTAAAAGCTTTATTAATAGATGATTTGTCGCCCATACTAATAATAATATATTTGGTTTCTGTTTATATATATTATTATCATTATTTATTTTTTCTTTTTTGAGTCTTTCTTTTTTGAGTCTTTCTTTTTTGAGTCTTTCTTTTTTACCGTTTTGCTTTTTCTTTTGGGTTTAGTTTTCTTTAATTTATGATTTCGCCTACCACCATATTGAATATATTCATCAATACCATTTATATAATCAGTAAATGCATTATCATTCATTAACTCTTCTTCTGTCTTTCCATGTTCTTCATATATATTTTTTGCAAATTCGGTAAATGAATCTCGTAAGGTTTTTTTATCTACAGATGTTGCAAAAGCAAAAACATTTTCTTCTGTTTTAGCATTTGCAATAAGTGTTTTTATATTTTCATCATTATCTGTATTATTGACCCATAATTTAAAGATTTCACCCATATCGGGTAATACATTATTAATAATATTTAAAATGGTTTGTTGAGTTTCATTAAGGTCATCTTTAGCTAAGATAACCGTTAATGATTGCACTACACGTTCAAATATACCTTTTGTACAGGATACATTGGCAGCCGCGTTACGATTAGAACTGTACGCTTCTGCATTATCAGTAATCCATGTATATATATATTTACCGCGTTCGGCATCAGTCCATTGTGAAGACCATACATAGGCAAATGTAATTAATACTATTGTCATAATTTTTCTATCATCTATAAGTCCTTCCCCACCTGAAAACTTTTGTATTACCCAACGAAAAGCGTTTTGTTTGTTAGTTTTTTCTGGTTCAGAAAAATCTTTTATATGTTCATTAAAAGCTATTCTACTAACACTTTTTATTTCATCTACAATAGTTAATTTTTTTTCACGGGTACTTATAGGTAATAACTTCCCATCTTTAAAAAAAGGTGTTTCTTCATTTAAATCTGTAAGATATTTATTTATAGTTTCAATATATCGTTTTTGATTAATTTTGTCAAATGCATTATGAATTTCATATGCTTCTCCTTCGTAAACATCTCCATTGTTAAAATCTCCATTGTTAAAAACACCATTGTTAAAATCTGCAGTGCCAATTCGGTTAATAAATTCTAGAGGAAGTTTATCTATACGAAAATCACCATTCTCATCAATAAGTCCAGAATCCATAAACATATCTCTCATATCGGTATCCGGATTTACATACCAAGCAGTATATTCGTTAGGTTGTCCTTCATTAATTGTTTTTGTAGAAATATCTTGATTAAAACTTTCTGCCTCTTGAAACATTCCTGCCATATCCTCTACATTACTTACATCCCAATTACCTATATATTGATTAAACTCGTATGCATTGGTAAACATATGATTCATATCGTATACCTTACGTACATCCCAATTACCTATATATTGATTAAAACTTTCTGCCTCTTGAAACATTCCTGCCATATCCTCTACATTACTTACATCCCACTGACTTATATCTTGATTAAAAGAGGCTGCAGATAGAAACATTCCTCTCATATCGGTTACTTTACTTACATTCCAACGACTTATATCATCATTAAAATCCGGATAGTCATAAAATAATTCAGACATATCAATGACATCGCTAACATCCCAATCCTGTATACCGTTTCCTGGAATATACTGTACCCAAGTATTAACGCCAGTGCTTTTGTATAAATTCCATTCTGTAATTGCTTCTCCGATATTTTCACTCATTATAAATGTTATATTATTTTCATATTTTTCAATTAGAAGTTTTACTACCTCATGTGCAATATTCATATATGTTCCATATTCTATATATGGTTCGTCTTCTGGTTTCCATTTTGTTTCGTATTCTGCTGCAGCCCTTGCTGCAATCATAAAAGGTGTTTTACCGTCATTATTAAATGCATTTACATCCGCTCCTGATTTAATCACGTTGTTCATCATATCTAAATCATCATTACCATTAGATTTAATATATTTTTTAATACATTCCATGAGCATTGTATTTCTATCCTTACCACTTATATTCACATGAGCACCTTTTTCTAAAAGTAAGTAAGCAGCAATATCATATTTGTTATTTTTATATGCATACATAAGAGCGGTATCTTCATCAAAGATGAATACATCCTCTATAATAGTTTTGTTTATATCTAAGGTATAATTATTAATAGTTTTTTTAACATTTTCAACTATACCACTGTCAATTGCTTCACGAAACTTGTTATATTTCAGAAAACCGCCTCCCTTTTGTTTTTTAGAACGGTTATTTCTTAAAGTCTTCTTTTTATTCTTTTGTGTGACCATTATAATATTATTAGAAAATAGTATAATAATTTATTTTTTATAATTACGATAGCGGTTAATCCAAACTTGGTAATCATAATGTGACATACATTTACCAGTAAGAGGATGTTCATGCTCACAATCTTCAGGGCAAGGTGCATTAAATCCAATATTAGCCCATGTTTCTTTATAATTGCGATTATTTTTTTCAGTAATAGTCATTTTAACCAGAGGTTTGTGATACAAATTGTTGGATTTAGTAGATTTATCGTTATACATATAAGCGAATAAGATAAATATAAAATCTGAACAAATATATAATATGAAAACAAATAAATGTGCGTACTGTAAAGAAATAGGACATTATATAAATAACTGTAAACATCCAGCAATAAGTATTCTACATAATAAAATTCGTAAAGATGCAGTAATACATATGTATTCTATGGTAAAACACAATTTTAACTATTTATTGTATTGTTTCATTTCGTTAACCCCCCAAGAAATACGTGTGTTGCTATATAAAAATGATTATAACTCAAAAATAGCAATATACCCATCTAAAACAGATTTACAATTATATTATCAGTATTTGGATGAGGTATATTCATTTATAAATAAGGAATATATTAATATCCCTTATATAGATAATAACGAATTATGGAATTATGCAAGTGAAATACAATGTAATACTGAATTACAAAACATACTGAATATTTATATAGATATTGTAAAAATATCCCCGAGACCATACTGTTATGATATTAATATGCATTATGTGGAATCCCATACACTAATATACGCTGAAAATTGTGCTATATGTTTAGATTCGCTTCAAAAAAATAATATATGCACATTGAACTGTCATCATAGTTTTTGTATTAATTGCGTCAAATTATATTTGACCGGATTGTACAAATATCATAAAGACAGTTATGAGTATTATCCGGACTGTCCATTATGTAGAACCTATATTTCATTTATCAATATAGATGATGGAGAGTCATATGTGTATTTCGATGAAACATTTTGTAATAGATTTATGCCTGATTATTTTAATAAAATTATGAATAATGAAACAATAATTACACACAATTATGAAAATCCATTTTATTATCGTATTGCACCCGACGAAGAGGTTTATGAAGACGAAGATTTAGATAGCCCATACAATCATCCAATACTCATACACGGTCATTATGATTTATATCAAAGGCTGGGTAAGGCTATCGGTTATATAATTAATAATATCTATACGAGAAAATTATTACAATCATGGTTATTATTTATTTACATTGTGAATTTTGTATTAAGACATAAAGAAGATATACTTGAATTATATTATAAATATTATCCAGAGCATTGATGGATATTTGTAAATTATATAGACCTGGGTTGTATATTCGGCATAGGGTTATTAGATTGACCAATATCATCCATCCGTTTTTGTTGTAACGTGTCTAAAGTAACATCATTGGATACTTTGTCTGGTTTATAATCATCAGGAGGAGTATTAATAAGATTCATATCATTTTGTACAGATATATAATTATATAATGGTCTGGCTTCTCCATTACCCTTTGCACTTAACTCATCTGGTGTCATATCATAGCTTGTAAATTTTTCAGACATTATATTTGTTCCGCCGTTTGATGCTGCTAAAAAATATCCACTTGGTTCAATATTTGGCTGCATATTGGCAGACATAGTATTTTTGATTTGGGGATGTAAATGTTTAATAATATCATCTCCCATAAGAACCCGATACTGTTCTTTTATAATTAATAACGAAGGAACACTGTGTACATTTGGTGGCATAATAACTTTACCTCCATTTTCAAGAGTAATGTATGTTTGTCCATTAGACGGGTCACGAGAACGTTTATCAATACAAACAAAACTGATTTTATCAGTCAAGTTACTTTTGACTAAAGTTTGTATAATACTTTGTGAATGTTTGCAATAATTACTATAATATAAAATATCCATTAATGAATTTATATTATACTGAAAAAAATGATTTTACAAATAAACGGATTAAACTTAACGACGACGAGTCACTCTCTTCTTTCTTGTCTTCTTTCCTGACTTCTTTCCGGTCTTCTTTCCGGTCTTCTTTCCGGTCTTCTTTCCGGTCTTCTTTCCGGTCTTCTTTCCGGTCTTCTTTCCGGTCTTCTTTCCGGTCTTCTTTCCCCCAGCAACGTCAAGATTGTTAGATGCGTTTTGTTTTACCAGCGGTGCTGGTGTTGCTGCCATTTTGTCTACTTCTTTTGCGTCTGCTTCTTCTTTTGCTTTTGCTTCTTCTTTTGCTTTTGCTTCTGCCTCTTCTTTTGCTTTTTTTTCTTTTACGGCTGCTTCTGCTTCTGCTTTTTTTTCTTTCTCACATGAGGCTTTCATTTCAGCTAATTCACCACTATACTCGCCGTTCCACCCCGAGTATTCCTGATTCAGGAATTCTAACGTGTCATCAAGCTTTGTACAACTCATTTGTGTATATATAATATATTTATAATAAACCGAATTATCGGTCAATTTACTTTTGTCTAAAGTTTGTATAATACTTTGTGAATATTTTGCAATAATTACTATAATATAAAATATCCATTAATGAATTTATATTATACTGAAAAAATGATTTTACAAATGAACGGATTTAGTTCATTGAACCGGTACACATGGAATGTAATAATCTATTTTGGAAATAGAAAATAGCATAACCTAATGCAATAGAAATAGTTTGGAAGTAGAAATCGGAACCCTTGTTTTTAGAAATACCAACTAACAAAGAAGATATTAACAAAACAGCAAGGAGAACAAATCCTAAAACAGATAAAAGCCAGAAGTAATCGCAGAATTTGCGGTCAAGAGGACCAAAAAGAGTTTCCATGATGTCAGCCATATTGGTGATTATAAGATATGAAAAGAAAATATATAAATCTACTAAATAATTTATGTTATAGAAACAAATACAAATAACATAAAAAAATATAGTATAATTTATATACTACATCATGGATAATACCACAGTATGGAAAGTAATAGACAAATATTTTGATAATAATCCACAATCTTTAGTAAGACACCACACCGAGTCTTATAATGATTTTTTCAAACAAGGTATATTTCAAATATTTAAAGAAAAGAATCCAATAAAAATCCAAACACGTTATGATGAAAAAATAGATGATTATAGGTCACAATGTAGTATGTATTTGGGTGGAAAAGACGGTAGTAAAATATATTTTGGTAAACCTGTTATATATGATGATAACAATGCCCATTTTATGTATCCAAATGAAGCAAGGTTACGAAATATGACATATGGAATGACTATACATTACGATGTAGAAATAGAGTTTGTAGATATTCTGGAAGATGGAGAACAACCGACTATAGTTGGTACAGAAGATATGATTCCGGAGGATGATGAAGAAACTGAAGAAGCGACCGAAAGTAAAACAGAAGGTGGTGCTCCTATACGTCGTAAACGGGCAAAACGAACAATAGTTGATTTAACACCAGCAGAAGCTGCATTATTTAAAGAAGCAACTTCAAAATCTATGATAACATCAAATACACAAAGGCGTAGCCTTACATTAGAGAAAATATTACTTGGTCGTTTTCCAATAATGGTACAATCCAACCATTGTATATTATCTGGATTACCAAAAGAAGTACGTCACACAATGGGTGAATGTTCTAATGATTTTGGTGGATATTTTATTATTGATGGAAAAGAGAAAACAGTAGTTTCTCAAGAAAAATTTGGTGATAATATGTTATATATCCGTGATGTGCATGATGATACTTATTTATATTCAGCAGAAATAAGGTCTGTGTCAGAAAATGTATCAAAACCGATTCGTACCATGTCCGTGAAAATAATGGCACCTACAAATGCATTTACATTTAAAAATATTGTCGTTGATATACCCAATGTACGCAAACCAGTACCATTATTTATTGTATTTAGAGCGTTAGGTATAATTAGTGATAAGGAGATTATTACAATGTGTCTTCTTGATTTAGACCAGCATGCGGATTTGGTTGACCTATTTATACCATCCGTGCATGATGCAGGAGGAATATTAAATAAAGTAAATGCATTAAAATATATTGCAACATTAACAAAGGGTAAAACAGTTGCACACGCATTAGAAATATTATCAGATTATTTCTTACCGCATGTTGGTGAGATGAATTTTATTCAAAAAGCTTATTATTTGGGTCATATTGTATTACGATTGTTGTTTGTATTTACTGGAAGTGAACCACCAACAGATAGAGATAATTTTAAATATAAAAGAATAGAATTAGTAGGCACATTAATGTATGATTTGTTTAGAGAATATTATTCCATTCAGCAAAAACATATAAGTTCTACATTGGAACATAAAATATTTTTTAACCAGTCACTCTATGCGGATAATTTATATGGATTAATTCAAAAAGAAAAAGCAGTATTTAATGAACGTATAGTGGAGGCGGGGTTTAAAAAGGGATTCAAGGGAAATTGGGGTGCACAAACACATACAAAGAAAATAGGGGTTGTTCAAGATTTAAACAGATTATCACATAATAGCATGTTAAGTCATTTGCGTAAAACAAATTTACCATTAGATGCAAGTGTAAAAGTAGTAGGTCCACGTGTATTACATAGTACACAGTGGGGTTTTTTTGACCCGATTGATACTCCAGATGGTGGCAATATTGGGTTACATAAACACTTAGCAATTACTACGTATATAAGTCAAGGATATTCACGTGAAATAATTATTGATTGGTTACGTGAAAAGGTAGGTATGAAATTATTGGAAGAATGCACACCTAAATTGTTATCATCTTTAACAAAGGTAATTATTAATGGATATTGGGGAGGTGCAGTATATGAACCATTGGAAACAGTACAAAAGATAAAATTATTTCGTCGTAATGGATTATTACCGATATATACAAGTGTTTCATTTGATATCAAAATGAAAACAATTTATATATATACGGATTCGGGTAGAGTATGCCGTCCTATATTTTATCGTGACGATGATACCAAAAAGATGTCGTATGATAATGACAAGATACAGAAATACTTAGATGATGATAAATTTTCATGGAATCAATTAATTACAGGATTTAATGAGAAAAAAGTCCAAGATTTTAATCCAAATGGATATAAATTTTATGAACTTCATGAATTATATGAGAATATAGAGGTTGAATCTAATCCCGCAAAATTAGCAAGATTTATACAAGATAAGGCGATTATTGATTATATTGACCCCAACGAAACAGAGGGTTCTTTTATTGCAATGAATGCAGCGGAAATAGAAAAAGACAAACAAAATAGACATACACATATTGAAATACATGAGTCTCTTATTTTTGGTACAATGTGTAATTTAGTTAATTATCCAGAAAATAATCCAGCAACTCGTAATTCCTTCTCTTGTGGACAAAGTAAACAGGCAACATCTATGTATCATACAAATCATCAAGTACGTATGGATAAAACTGCGACTGTACTTGTATCTGGTCAAAATCCATTAGTAAAAACAAGATACTTGAAATATATTAATAATGAAGAAAATCCATATGGTGAAAATACAATAGTTGCTGTTATGTGCTATACTGGTTATAATGTAGAAGATGCGATTTTAGTAAATGAAGGTGCATTAAAGCGTGGTATGTTTAGAACAACCTACTACAGCACATATGAAATGCATGAAGAAAAAAGTAGTTCAGGAGAAGATACCAGTGAAAGTACTTTTTCAAATATAGAAAATCAACACAATGTTGTTGGTACAAAGATTGGATATGATTATAGTAAATTAGATGATTATGGGATAATCGGAGAAAATACAGAAATTAATGAGAAAACTGTTTTAATAGGAATGGTGTCATCCAGTTCCGCTAATCCAGATAAAAATATGGACGCATCAAAAACACCAAAAAAAGGACAACTTGGAATTGTTGATAAAACATTTATAACAGACGGCGAAACTGGAACACGTATTGCCAAAGTGCGTGTGCGTGAAGAACGTATACCAAATCTTGGTGATAAAATGGCGTCCAGAGCTGGACAAAAAGGAACAGTTGGGTTAGTTATCCCCGAACGTGATATGCCATTTACTGCAGACGGTATTCGTCCTGATTTAATTATTAATCCTCATGCAATCCCATCTCGTATGACAATAGGCCAATTTGTAGAAACTATTACGGGTAAAGCAGCTGCAATGTACGGTGCAACCGGTGATTGTACCGCATTTGTAAATAATGGTTCAAAAATTGGCATTTTTGGAGACTTATTATCAAAATCGGGGTATCACTCAAGTGGAAATGAAGTATTGTATAATGGAATGACTGGGGAACAGTTAGAAACTGAAATATTTATAGGACCAAACTATTACATGAGGTTAAAACATATGGTTAAAGATAAAATTAATTATCGCGCATTGGGTCCAAGAACCGCACTTACAAGACAAGCAGTTAGTGGACGTGCAAATGACGGTGGATTACGCATTGGTGAAATGGAACGTGATGGTGTTATATCACATGGTGCTACTGCATTTCTAAGAGAATCAATGATGGAACGCGGTGATAAATATAAATTGGCTATATGTAATACTACTGGACAAATCGCTGTTTATAATTCCGCCAAAAACTTATTTATGAGTCCATTGGCAGATGGACCTATTAAATTTACAGATACCGTTGATAGTAATAATATGAGTATTGAAACAGTTACTAAATTTGGACGAAAATTCAGTGTAATTGAAGTTCCTTATTCGTTTAAGTTGTTAATGCAAGAATTACAAACTATTAATGTACAAATGAGATTAATTACTGATGATAATATTGACCAATTTGACAGCATGAATTACTCAAATAATATCAAATTATTAACCAATGATATTTTAACGTCTCCTGATTCTATTATCACAGCAATTAAACAAAATATTAGAGATAAAACAAAAACAAGTATACAATCAACTCCTGAAAGTATACAATCATCTCCCGAAGCCAACAATACAGAGGTTTCGCCAGAGTATGCACCCGATAGTCTCGGTTATCAACCAACACCGGAGGAAACAGATAGATATGCAAAGGAACAACAAGAATATTATGCAGCTAATCCAGATTCTCCTGTTTATAACCCGTTTACAGATGATGAATCATCTCCACAATACCCACCTGATAGTACATCTCCACAATACCCACCTGATAGTACATCTCCACAATATCCTCCCAATACTACATCTCCACAATATCCTCCCAATACTACATCTCCACAATATCCTCCCAATAGTAGACCACCATCTCCACAATATCCTCCCAATACTACATCTCCACAATATCCTCCCAATAGTAGACCACCATCTCCAGATTACCCGCCCGACTACCAGATGATGAGTGGTGGTAACAAATATAATGTCGGTGATTCTGTATTATTTAGAGGATGTAATAATCCCAAACAATTGTGGAATATTAAAAATATTGGCGATAAATTTATTACGATTCATGCTGAAGACGGGTATGAAATGGATCCTAATGATAGAATTAAAGTAGTTACTATGTTTGATATATATAAACCAGGTAATTTTTCTTATAATAATAATCCATCATCACAATTATATAATACTCCAGTTCAACAACTGCCGAATGTTCAGGTACCAGAAACAACAACAACACCTGCAATTAATATTAAAATTGTAAATGGTAATGATAATATGCCAGAACAATCAGGTAATGATATGATACAACAAAATGATAATATGGAAAATAACAACACCTCCCTGATAAAAATGAATACTCAAACAGAACCCGATACACCAACATCAGCACCAGTAAATGCAGTTGATTTTAATAGTGGAATGGTAATTAAGAAGGTTCCTTAATTATAAAAAATACATTATATTATATAAAAATTATAATATAATTCATAAAAAAATGTACCTGTCCAGGTTGCAGAACCACATATGTAAAAAATTGAAAAAAATGTAACATATATAATAATATTTAAATTAGCATACATATTTAAGTAATATAATCAATTATGGCAGAAGGCGCCGTATTCATTTTATGTTTTGGCATATTGATGGCTGTATTGATGGCAAGATCAGTATTTACTCCAATTGATAGAAGCGTAACACCTACAAGAAGATAAAATATCGAAAATAATATTATATGTAATTAATAAAAAATTGATTTTTTTATTAACAAATATAAAGTATCAAATATTAGTATATACAATGAGTACTTCCAGTAATAAAGTTCTATCTGTTTATAATTCCAGAAATACATTAGTGACTATAGCAATGACTAAAGGCTATAATACAGATGAATATGATACATTTAGTATTAACGAGATAGATGCTATGTACAAAAACAATCAATTAGATATGTTACTTTCACATAATGAAACCGACCGAAAAATTTACATAAAATATTATTTAAAAGCCAAACAGATAAAAAAGCAGGATTTAGACGAGATTATTGAAGATTTGTATTTTATCGATAATGTATTACAAAAAGAAGATGTACTTGTCATTGTTACTGAATTTGAACCAAATGATACTATTATTGCAAAGATAAAGTACTTATATGAACATGATAATATATTTATTGTGATACATAATATTAAACGTCTTCAATATAATATTCTACAACATTCTTTAGTACCAAAATCCAGAATTTTAACAAACGAAGAGGTTGAGGTATTAAAAAAGAAATATAACCTTCAAACGGTGAAACAACTACCAGAGGTTTCCAGATTTGACCCACACTCATTAGCCATGTGTTTACGCCCAGGAGAGGTTTGTCTATATGAACGAAAAAGTCCAACTGCCATGAATACAGATTATTATAGAGTATGTGTATAACTATTTTAGGCAGCTAATATATATCATGACAAATCTAAATTATAGTAATTATACTTTTTTTAATGCAAATAAAAAGGATAATAAAAAGGATAATAACAATAAAGAAGATATAGTAGAAGGAATAGCAAATTTTTGTGCTTTAAACCGATCTTATAATAATCAACGACCAGACCTTTGGAAGAATTTAGATTCAGCATTAAATAGAGAAGGTCAAAAAAAAGATGACTTATCAAATGCAAACAAAACCAATGATGGAATTACAGATGCAAATTCAACTGGTGATAATACCGGTGCTATATTTAACGAAGCTGGTGATAAAGCAATGGAGTTTGGAAAAATTCATATTTTTTCAGCCGATTTAAAACAATATTTTGGTATTAAACCCGTTGATACAGATGGTATATTTCGCACATTACCACCTGAATTAACTGATAATCCCGATAAATATGTTTTTGCATATCAAGACGACGCTGGTAAATACTGGAAAACAATATTTAATAAAGTTGGTGAAAATATAAAAGAAGGAGCTCAATCCAGTAAAACTCCAGCAGACGATGCAGATATACATGGAACCGTAACAACTCAAGATTTGACAGGTCAAATTAACTCTGCTCAATCTGGTACTGCTGGAAGTGGTCGCGACGGTAATGGTAAATTAATAAATACTGAATTCAAAAATTCTGGTGCAGAATTACGATATAATGCCATGAAATTAATATATGAAGAGTCAGTTATGAATACAGTTTTATTGAGTGCTGGTGTAATAGCTTCCTTATATTTTATTGTAAAAACCTAATAATATAATATGATTATTTGTTATACATATTATATGAATATTGATGATAAACATGACATGAATATGCAAAAAAATGATAATATAAATTTTTTTTATCAAAGAACCATATTAAATAGTTTGAATTTAACGGTAGGTATTTTAATTACTGCTGTTATGATATTTAGAATAAAAAAATGATATCACTATAATATATAAAATGCCTACATTAACTGAAGAAGAAAAGACAGAATTATACTCAGCCGATGTTCAAAGAAGTGTTTATACACAACAACAAACCAGTAATATTAGTAATGTAAATGTAATATTAATCTTATTGTATTATGTATTTTTGAGCTATTATACGTATTATACATATGGGTCATTTAGATACAGTACACAATATTATAAAAAGTTGATAATGATACTGTTATTGTTCGCTTATCCATTTATCATTTATCCAATCCAATATAATGTATATAATTTTGGAAAGTATCTTATAAGTTTAGTATACAATAATATTTATGAGACAAATGATTGGTAAAAAAAATAGATGCATATTATAATATAAGGTATAATATGCAAAATTGTAATACATGTTCGTCTAATCCTAAGAATAAAATATATAATTATCATACATTTGACTCAATTCATAATATAAAACAGCATGATGATATGATTATTGAAGGATTAAATACAAATACTGTCAAAGTAAATGCGGTTTCATCTAATTTGCAAACATTTAATGGAGTATATGCTGATTATTTGAAATGTAGTGCACCAAATAATATTGCATGTGCAAAATTACAAACGGAATATGATGCACAAACAACCAAAGTAAATAATTTGGAAAACGATTATAATAATCAACAAAAAATACATACGGATTGTAGTAATTTAAAAACCCGATGTGAAATTTTTAATGATAATATAAATGAAACTCAAGAAATTATAGATGGTATAAACAAAAAAGGACGTGCTCAGCACAATTTAATGAAATCATTTCAAAATGCTTCAACATTTGAAGCAGGTCGGGATTTTTTAAATAAAAATAATATTGATCTGTGTGATAAAAACATAGATTATTCTAACAAAATAGATAATTTAATTGATTTAAAAAAAACATATAATACCAATAAAGAAAACGCAAACAAAAACTTAACTTTAAAACAAAAAGATATTTACAATAATAGTATTGCTATAAGCGATAGTACAAAGGATATTGCTGCATATGAAGCAAATAAAGATAAATATAATAGAAGTAGCACAAGTAATTATAATGAAGCAACCAAAACAAAAGTTCAGTGTGGGCGTTCATGTACTACGCACCGTACGTGGTGGGGATGGAGATACCGTAGATGTAGGACACGTTGTAATACTGTTCCAAAGCATAATGCTCATTGGAAAAATCATTATAACAATCAAGGGAAAATTTGGAAAGACCGTGCCAATGTAGAACAAACAGAAATAAATAACGAAAACAAAAACAAAAAGAAATTAGAAAATGACGGAAAAAAATACAACAATGAAAAGATACAATTAGAAAATAGTATTAAAACTATAAATACAAATATTGAAACCAATAAAACAAATATGAATAATCTTAAAAATGACTGTTCAAGAGAACAGATGAATGCATTGAGAAAGCTTAGAGGTGAACTTGAAGCGAATTTAAGGTCTAAACGAGACACAGAAGTAGAATATAAAGATATATGTAACAGTAAACAAATAAGCTGTGATAAAGAATATGCACTTTTTCAACCAATTGAAGAATCATATAATAAGGGAAAATTAGTCAAGGCTGATTTAAAAAATCGGCATGAGATATGCGTAGACCCTTTAAGAAATGATTGTAAAGACCTTTATAATAATTATCAGAATGCTCAAACAAATACAAAAATATCAGCTTCTATTATAGAAAAATTACAAAATTATAGTGATTCAGATTACGCACCTGCAACACATACAAAAATAAAAGCAAACTATACAACAGTTCAAGGTGATTTTAACAAATTAAAAACAAAGGAACAAGAGATGAATGTCAAATTAAATAAAAAGAATTCATTATACGAGTCACCAATAGATAAGCATGACAAGGTACTTTATACAAATTTATTATTAACAGCTTTTGCTACATCATTAGTATATGTAGTTTTTGTAGAAATGTGAGAACAATATTATATGCGAATATCATATAATATTATTTAGTAATGTCTTATAGTTCCTATAATAATGAAACTCCTCTTGATTTAAACAATGTACGTAATGTGGAAGGATTAACTGATGTTGCTGGTATGAATAAAAAAATAGACGAAATAAAGTCAAGGATAGCAGATTTTGAAAATAAAAAACAGTTAATTGTTAAAAATGCAGGTATTGAAGAAGGTATGACACTTGGAGAAAGTATTAACACAAATGAAGAATTACAACGTAATCCTAAGTATAATAGATATATTCTATCAAACGATAAAAAACGAAAAAATATGGTAGATGTACGAATTGATGATAGTAATTTATTAAATAATTCATATAATCAAAATTATGTTCTAGGAACGATTGCAGCGGCATCTTTAGTTGTATTACTATTTCAAATCTAAAAATATAATAATAATATATAATGCCAGTAGATAATCAAAATATAACTATATTAACAACTATTCAACAATTTTTAAGGTCATTAACACCCCAACAACAAACTGATCTGAATATAGGTCAAGATGACATTAATCAAGGGGTTGTTGCAATATCAGCAGCTGTTGCAACTGCAAATGATGAAGTAGAACAAACATTACTAAGACAAAACGAAATGAAAGAAATCGTTGATGCAGAAAATGAACGAATTCAAAAAAACATAAAAACTACAGAAACAAATTTACTAACAAAAAATAGGAAAATGAAATTTATAGACAATAAACGTCAACGCGCAGAGCAATACAATAAGATATTATATGTTTTTATAATAATTTTATCATTAATAATTATTGCTATTATTGGTTTTCAATATTTACCATTTTTACCCGATTTTATATTACAAATATTTATTGTTATAGTTGGGTCAATCGGGTTAGTTAAGATATTTAATATATATAGAGAATTACAAACTCGTTCTCATTTAGATTATAATGAGCTCAAATTGACTGCACCAAATGTAATGTCTTCTGAAGAAGTTGACAAAAAACAAAAAGCCGCTGCAAAATCTGGTGATTTACTTGGAAGTATAGATATAGGAGGTTGTAGAGGAGCAGAATGTTGCGATACAGAGAGTGATGTCATTTGGAGCGAGTCTTCGCGTAAATGTATTCCAAAACCTACTACAGCAGAAACCGAAGAGTTTACTGTTGAACGAATGAAATATAATAGAGGTATTGCACAACCAAATTCCCCGAATGAAACACTTTTATATAGTAAAGTATAAGTATAGTATATAAGTCATGGATATAAACGAAAGAGAACTAATCTTTAATCAAAAATATCTTCATCAAAAAAAAACCGTAGAATATTTATCTTGGGTAAATACAAGTTTAGTATATATTTATTACTTATGTGCTTTAGTAATAACATATTATTTAATTACTAAATACGATTTTACCCTTTATAGCAATATATTATTTATATTATTATTAGGAATATATCCATTCGTTGCTTATTATTTACAAGAAAAAATATATAATAGTTTTGATTCTATAAGCAGTTTGTTTTCTATATCAGGATTATTTTTATATAATATATTGGTTGATTGGCTTAGTAAACTGTTTAGTCTCCCTATTTATTATTTCTATATGTTAATCATAATTTACGCAATCTCTGTTAAGGATGGTTTTACTATGTATACTCAGTTACCATTCTTTCTATTTTTAATACTATATCCATATATTGGTGAATATATTCACACTAACATTTTTTAATTATCCCATACATTTTTTTCTATAAAATGATGAGGGTCTCTATTTCTACGAATATGTTGTGTTTCTAATGTTACATTATATATTGGTTTACCAGTACGATAAAAAATATCGATTTGTTTTTGTCTCCATATTTCATGTTTTTTTTTTCTTTTTTCAAATTCTTCATCGCAAATAAAGTTAAAAATTAAGGGGTCCATTATAATATATTATATAAATATTATATTATCTATTTTTTATGTTTATAAATTATCAATATCTATACCGTCATCGCTATCATCGTCCGTATTTCCATTATCAATATTTACAGGTAACTCATCCCGCTCATATTTAATACGAACACCATTCCATGTTTGTTGTCGTTTACGACCAAATTCCTTGTCCATATATTCGTGTAATTCCTTGGGACTGGGTCCACGACCACCATAATTAGACATATACCAAATAGAGAATTCATTGTTTAATTCCATTTGTTTAATACGTCCGTTTGTCTCACGAATAACACGGTCGCGAATAAACTCTGAGATGTAATCCTGGCTTTGACGATATTCATTACTCTTAGACATGACAATATCACAATCATTAACTACGCCACCGGTTTTAAATACAATATCAACTAACATTGCTGCAAATACTTCTTTCCAACTATCAAATTTCTCTTCAATGTTTTTATCTAATAAATATTGATATGGCTTTTCTGGGTCATCGTCTACAGGAGTTTCAGTAAACAACGATTTAAAAGGAACAACACGGATTCGTCTCCATGTACCATGGTCGTTTGCTTTTACACCCATAAGTGCATTACATGCAACAGCAAGTTTAAATTGTGGAATAAATGAGAGAGTCTTAGTCATATAGGGAGCTCTTCCTTGAATTGGATCCTTTCCGCTCGTTAATTGTTTCATCATACCTTCATTAATAACATCACCTTTACTTGGTTCTTGCATAACCGCGTAACGAATACCCTTCAATTGTACAATTTCAGGAGTACACCCACCAACTTTACCGCGTTTCTCTGTTACTAAAGTCGTAGGTACATCACCCTTGTAATGACCTAATACTTTTTCCATTAAATTCATTAGTACCGATTTCCCGTTGGACCCCACACCTATATACATATTAAATGTTTGATTCGCTGATGTACCAATCAATGTGGAAGCCAAATGATTCCACATATATTTACAAAGTGCTTTGTCTGGAAACAACTTATTCATAAACTCATTAATATCATTTATGGTTTGTCTATGTTTGATAGGGTCTAATGGTACATAATCAATACCAGTACATAATGAAATAATATCTTCAGGTTGACCTTTTCTAAAACAATTATTCTTAAAATCTATGACACCATTATTAAAACAAAGTAAGTAAGGATTTGTATCCATTTTTTCTAAGAAATCCCCGTCATAAAACAAACATTTTGCTTCTGTCATTATATTTTTCTTATCATTTGTATTTCCTAACCTATTACTAATATTTAATATACGCATGGACCGATTCTTTTGAAACTCTGCATCATTCTCTAAATTATTGGTATTATTTTCAGCAGCAGCGGCAGCATTTGATGCTTCAATTGCTAATCCAGTTGAACTCTTCTTATTGTATAATGCACGTAATGTTTTAGATATAGCAAGACGTAGTGTAGTACCCGCATCAATTTCCTCCCAACGATTATTCTTGTAACGATACCAAATGTTCTTAGATACACTTACACAAACATATTCATGCTTATACATTTGATATAAAACACTCGCTAAGTCAAAATCAGGTACGCGCTCTTTGATATTATAAGAACTAATTGTATGTTCAATATAATAATCAAGAGTGCCCTCTAATACACGTCTGTATTCTTCAGGCGCATCCATTTTTGCCCAATGGATTAATGACAGTTTAGTCAACCCGCCATGTATACGTAAATCAAAATTTCGCCAAGTTGCACATAAATCAGGTATATTACTAAATGTAAATTCGCTTGATTGTGCACTGAATGCAATCCATACAATTAATAATTTAGGACTGGTATTACGTAATACCCAACCAACACGTTTCCATTTATCATAAGAACCTGGTCCATAATAAGAAATCGGTAGTATCATTGTGTAGTCATATAAAGTTTTTAAGTCATAGTCATTAATTAAATCGCTTGTAACTTCAATAAAGTTTGTCACCATCATATCTAATTCTTCTTTGTTTTTGATACTGGATATTGTACTAATATCATCCAACATAGCAGTACGATGTTGAATTTCCATCAATCCAGAATCAACGCTTTGCTGACGACTTATTGTACGGGAGTTTTTGTCTGTAAAATCTTTATATGTGCTTACAAAATCGTTTTTCATAAATAATACTATATTGGATTTTGACCTAACTGATAGTTTATGAATTTCCTCTTCCATATTTATTTTTGAAATAGGAATATCACGGTTAATAATTTCATTATCTGCAGGGTCAATTGTAATTTGACATACACGTGTTAATTTATACCTATCGTGTCCTGGTTTACGTGAACCATATAATTGCCAGTTTGTAGTACCTTTGCTAATACCTTCATCAAATATATCATCCCATGAATTAATCAATGGCAAACTATCCCATGCCTCTGCAATATCTTTCATAACTCTCTTTCGTAATATCTGTTGAACTGCATGATCCGCCTGAATACCAATTAATATATGAATACCATCCTTAGTATAGTTCTTATCCTTTACACGATTTACTGTAGCTTTTTCCATTATATACACATTGAATGCAGTGGTTTCGTCCATTTGATATATTTCCTTAAGTACTTCTAAATATATATCAATAAGGTCATCTATATGTTCTTTTGTATATTGTCGCTCATCCGTATCATATGTGTGACGAAGGTCTAAGTCAATTAATATTGGTCCATCACCTTCACGCTGTTTTTCAGTCAAATACTCTTTTCCATTTTTTTTTAACACATCACGATAATATATTTGCAAGAACGTCGGGTATTCTGCATCTGTAATGGTATATGAACCACCAAATATACTAGAATTTTTATCACCTATTCTGGTATTTGTTATTGTTGCATTTGGATCTCCTTTCTTTTTGGCCGAATGTTTTGCTAAGAAATCAGAAAGGTCACGGTAATCCGCAATAGATGGTATTATTTTTGACATTTTTGAACTATTTGATATAACCAGGTCATCTGCCATTTGTTGAGATATAGTAATGCTATATTTTTAAATCATGTTATTAAATCAATTTTTTATTTATAGAATATCTTGAATAATTAGCTATTAATAACCTTATAATAACTGTAAAATACATTAATATATGAATTCATATTTAGGTATCATTTCATATAAAAAATTGATTAAATATAATAGAAACAATTTAAGAATATAATCTACTTATATTATAAGTTTACCATGAAGTTTTGCGAACAGTGTGATAATATGTATTATATTAGCGTGAATGAAGATGACCACAACAAACTGGAACATTATTGTCGTAATTGTAAACATATTGATTCATCAATTTCTCAAGATGGTGGATGTATTTTAGATGTACAAACAAAAAACGAAGAACAACAAATATCACGCATTGTTAATAAATATACAAAAACAGACCCTACTTTACCCCGTACTTATACAATGAAGTGTCCAAATAGTAAATGTAAATCTAATGTGGATGAACCGAATACAAATCCGGAAGTTGTTTATATTCGTTATAATGATGCAAATCTAAAATATTTATACATTTGTACGACGTGTGATTCTAATTGGAAAACCGACCAACTTGTTTAATTTACTATTGTTTATTACGATACCTTTTTTTATTAGCCAGTTTGGATTTAATTATAAAAAATTGATTTAATCATTTAGAAATATAACATAATATATTATATTATACTTCTTCATTAATATGGAAACCAATACTGAATCTATTGAACCTACCAGGGTAGTTGATTACGATAGTGATGATGATGAAACCCGACCACCGCCACCTCCGCCCGAAAATGAAAGTGATAGCGACGATGATGCCAGCGATAGTGATGATGATGAAACCCGACCACCGCCTCCAGCTGAAAGTGACGATGATGATGATATTGACGATGATGATGATATTGACGATGATGACAGAGACGATGACGATATGGTACCCGGGGCGTCTTTATCAAATCGGTATGATAATGAAAACGCACCAAATGTAACTGATCAATTAATTCAACCCGATGATTTTGATAGCGATGCTGAACAAGATGACGATGAAAATTATTTACAAAAGTTTGATGAATCTTTATCACACCAGATTATTGCTGATTATCACCCTGAAATGAAGTCACACAATAATGATGAAATTCTCAAACTGGCAAAGGTTACTCGTAATGCAGATGGAGTAATTATAGACCCTTTGCATGTTTCTCTACCATTTATTACCCGCTATGAAAAAGCCAAAATTATTGGTGAACGTTCAACACAATTGGCTGGAGGAGCAAGTCCATTTGTTCAAATAGAAGATACTGTTATTGATGAATATTTGATTGCAACCAAAGAATTTAACGAGAAAAAAATTCCATTTATTATTAAGCGGCCAATGCCAAATGGTGGGTGTGAGTATTGGCGATTTGAAGACCTTGAAATTCTTATTTAATCATACAAAAAGTTATTATTACATACAATGGTAAATAAATCTTTTTTATTTTATGATTTCCAATTTTTACCACAATCTAAACATGTTACAAATATAGTTGCTGGTTCATCTGCACTTCTCGTTTGCAACTCATAATATGTACATTTTTTTGATTTACATTTACGACATGTAAACATATCAGTAGATGCTGCAATTTTTGTATCGTATTTATGGGCATCACGTTTTGTTTTTTGTTCAATTAACTCTTTCCAATGTTCTTTATTCATTTCTTGATGTGTCATAAATGCCAATACTTGTGGTGTTATTTCGCCACTTTTAATTTGTTCTAACAATTCATTATTTTGTAAATTTATATATATACTACGCAACCTGTCCAAATACAACATTACAAATGATTGATTATCCCATTTTTTTATGATCTTTTTTGCAGTACCTTCTTTTAATGCATAATTGAATATACCCTTTTCAAGATTAATACTCATAGTTTCATCACCAATTATATTTTCTAATTTTTTACTGATATTTACGCGAAAGTCTGTTGGATTTACTATAATATGCATTCTATATGTAATTTGTAAGCTAAATATGCCTTTATATAATTCATATAAATATTTATTTATATGAAATCAATTTTTTTATAAATATTCTTCTTCACTTAATTCTCCTGAGCATTCCAAATATATTGATTGTTTTTTACTTTCTACAAAATTATTTACTAATGCTGGTTTTGACTTTTTTGTAATCTTTATTCGTTTAATTTTCTTTTGCTTTGGTTTTACAATTTCTTCTTCGTCATCTTCCTCATTATCATCAAATTCTTCTTCATCATCATCATCATCATCATCATCATCATAATCATCATCATCTTCCTCATCATCATCTACAATAAAATCATCTTTTACATAACCTGATTTTGTACGAGGTAATTCATCATCTTCTTCCTCTTCTTCCTCTTCATCACCATCGTCGTCACCAATATCATCAAATCCACCATATAAATGGTCATACACCTCAAGCCATTCTTTTTTTGTCATATTTATTGGGACATCATCTTCATCTTTATTTATTAAAATACAATTTCCAAAAAATAATGTGTTATCTACTGGTGGAGGGAACTCATACTTATTTTCACTATTTGCACGACCATCTATTTTACCAAATAAACTAAGATGATAAGATTTACCTTTTATTCCATCTACATTCCAAATTGTACGATTATTAAAACCAGTGGAAGATTTTAGACCAGCCTTCTTAAATAACTCAAGTTCATTGAATTTTTTTATTGCTAATTCTTTAATTGTACCATTTTTCTCAAAAACTAATACAGTTACAGTCATGTTGTTATATTGGATATAATAAGTTGTTTATATTACTTTTGTTATTTATTTGTGTTTCACGTTAAAATCTACATATAGGATTCTTTCCAACATATATATATCTTTATGCTTAACTCAATATTACATATTTTATTTAATATAATTATATCATTATTTATCATTTACTGTTTTCATAGTACATGGGAATATTTTAAGGATACTTATACACATAAAAAAACAAAAGATTTAGTAAATACGCAAATCTCCAAGTATCAACAAATGATGGCAGAAATGCAAGAAAATGCACAACCAGAAAATCCATCTATTAGTACAACCGAAATACAAACAATGGATGATGATTTAACCAAATATATGGAAGAACAAATGTGTACATAATATAACAAGAGTATATGTCAAAAGAATTTAATTTTACAGATAATAAGGATTGGTTATTACCATTTTTTAAAGGTTTTAACGAACAAACCGCTATACCTGATATTGAAGATTTCGCTATTAAAAATGTAAAAAAAATATTTAAGAAAAATATGAGAGATTCAGTGTTTTCAATATTTTCAAATTCAACAATTAAAGAACCCTGGAAAGAATGTGCAAAATCGTATACATTACATGAAATATCTAATGATTGTAGAGAAAGTCCTGGATTTAACAACAAATTTGTTCCAAAAAAATTCAATTATAATACCAGTAAAGAAACAGACAGTGATGAATATAAACGGTCTGAACAAAGTTATGATTATTTAAGATATAGTGACGATATACAGATGGTAATCGGTACACCAGGTAGTGATTATACAAGACGCGATGATGTTTTACACAAATATAGATTAATAGAATATTTACAAAAACAAAATATAGAACACTATAAATCATATACTTGGGTTGACTGTATATTGGATGCATATAATGAAGAAATAAAAATAGATACTATTGTAAAACACATTTCAAAGATTCCAGATTTTAAGGATTTTTATTTTTTATCATTACATTTTCATGGTGATCTGGAATCAAGAGATTATGATTCAACCTTTATATTTAGATTAGAAGAAGAAAGAAAAAAACAAAAACCCCGATATAAAGAGCCCTCCTCACAAAATAAAGAGACTTCAAATAATAATCAACAATCGCCAAAAAATAGTTTTTTTAACAAAGGAGGTAAACTTACGGGTGATAAAAGTAAAAAAAAAACTAGAAAGTCTAAAAAAAGAAAATCAAAAACGTCTAATAAAACTTCAAAAAAAAGAACAATTAAGCGTAAACGCGGATAGGTATGTTAATTAATAATTGCAAATCATTTAAACATATCTCTTCTATAAATATATACTTGGTCCATCATAATATAAGATTATAATGGAACTTACTATGAATCAAATGTACCACTTAGTGGAAAGATTTCCCAAATTTGATAATGCATATGAAACAGTCTCTCAAAAGGGATATTCTCCCGATTATAATGTAGCATTAGCGATTCCAACTGGTAAAAAGAACTTCGCTTGGTTTACATTTTACAAAGATTGTGATGTATGTTATTTATTTGACTTGAATAAAGAAAAGAAAATAGTAAAATCAACCCGAATTATGAAAGAAGATAACAATACCTTAGGAAAAGGTACTATATTATATGGAACATCCATAGTAGATGAAGAAACAAACGTACCTTATTTCGTTATTGAAGATATTTATTTTTACAAAGGTGCTCCTTTGTCAGGATTAACATTTTATGACAAATTATTTTTTATCAAATCATTCTTAGAAACAATTAAAGAAAGTAATACAAGTGTAATATTTAAATTACCAGTATTGTGGTCAAATAGTGTAAATACCCCAATTTCTTCAGTAATACCGCCACAATTGGTCAATGAAATTGCATATCAAACCCATCACATTCAATATCGTACTATGAACAATATTATGCCACATATTAATGTATTGTTAAATATGAAAATAAATATAACAGTTGAATCACCAACAATACAAAAACGGTCAACCCATATTCATATCCCATCATATACAATGGATTTGTTTAAACCACAATACCGACAAAAAACAGTGTTTAAAGTTTCCGCAGATATTCAATATGACATTTATCATTTACATGCATATGGTAAACAAAATACGCTTGTATATTATGGAATTGCTTATATACCAGATTATAAAACCAGTGTCTTTATGAATGGACAATTTCGTACTATTCGTGAAAACAAAAATTTGGATTATATTGAAGAAAGTGATGATGAGGATGATTTTCAAAACATTGAAGAAGACCGTTATGTTGACCTGAAAAAATCGTTGTCTATGGAATGTATATTTCATACGAAATTTAAAAGATGGGTACCATTGAAAAATGCACATAATGGATCAAAAATTATTCATATATCAAGAATTGTAAAAGATTATTATCAATAACAAATTAAATATATCATTTATTATTATAGTAGTAACAATAAATGAAAAACGAAGGTATTATTCCTGGTTATCATGGCATAATGGACTTAGATGTAAGCAATATGGATCCAAGATATATAAAACAAGCTATTGAACAGCATGAAAATGATATAAAAATATATAATGCAGAACAAGCTAAATTAAAACCTGAACATAGATATGAAAATACTATATTGCGTATTAATAAACAACGTGAATATGTCCAGATGAAAGAAAAAGAATACTTAGACACTATTGAAAAAGAATCATTAGAACGTAATAAGCAATATAATATTTGGAAAAAAAAATTCAAACCGATTTACCCTTAATAAAATTATCTATTTGAGATAAATACAAATTTCTATCAGGCATGGGTGACTTAGCAACATCTTCAATGTTTTGTTCTCGTTTTCGTCTTTTTTTTGACACTTTTTTTATAATAATTTTAATTTTGGAATCAGTACTATCAAAGCTATATGAACGGCTATCAACACTATCGGACCTGTTTTTGGCTTCCATTGATGTTGGGTATTATATGAACATATTATATTTTTATATAAAATAAAAAATATAATATTAGTTTACTCCTCTGGCGGTATAGATATATTTTTATATTTTGATTTTACATGTGAATATTTATTAGTAGCTATAGGTGTTTTATATTCAATTATATGTGTTGTTTTGTAACATGGGTTTTTACATAACATCTTATCTACCATATATGGTGCATTAATTACAGAAGTAGGTAAGAATGTTTTCATTATTAAATATATATATATGATATATAGTTTTTATTTTATACTATTTCCAGTATAATTTGTCATATGTATATTACATAATTCGTTTAAAATACCATTATTTATTTCAATGTTTTCAAAGAAGAATGAATGAAAATCTTCAATTGTAATCATTTTATCATTATTACGTGTAAAATCTTTTAATTTATCATATGCATCATTCATATTATATTTTCGCAAAATTGTTTGATACGCTTCGGCAAGAACAACCTGATTTCTATATAAATCATGTGTTATTTCTAATTTATTTGGAGTAATCTTATTTAATCCATTAGTTATATTTTGTAACGCAATCACACTATATCCAAATGCCATACCTACATTTCTTAACACAGTACTATCTGTTAAATCCCGTTGAAGACGAGATATGGGCAATTTTCGTGACATAAATTCAAATAATGCATTAGAAAGTCCCAAATTGCCTTCTGCATTTTCAAAATCAATAGGATTCACTTTATGTGGCATAGTAGAAGACCCGACTTCTTCCTTATTAATAGATAGTTGTAGATAATTTTTGAATATATATAACCATATATCTTGACATAAATCTATTAAAATTGTATTGATACGTTTTATTGTATCAAAAATAATAGTTAAATTTTCATAATTATCTATTTGTGTTGTATATTTACTTCTTTCACAATCAAATTGACTTATAAATTCTGTAGCAAAAGAGTCCCAATCATGTTTTGGGTAAGCCACGTAATGTGCATTTAAATTTCCTACTGCTCCACCAAATTTACACTTATATTTTATGCTATGTAATTGTTTTTGAACTTCTTCTAATCTATAATGAAATACTTTCATTTCCTTTCCAAATGTTGTTGGTACTGCAGCTTGACCATGTGTATGACCTAACATAATTACCTTATTATATGAAGTATACATTGTGTCTAATTTATTCATTATATTGTCTAATAAGCCTGTATATTTATCATTTATGAAATTCTTGATTAATACTGGATATAATATATTATTGATATCTTGTGAGGTTAATCCAAAATGAATAAAACTTACCCAATCTTTTAATTTTGATTCTAATAAAATATTTTTTATATAGATTTCTACTGATTTAACATCATGTTTTATTACATTTTCTATTTCCTTTATTTTGTTACATTCATTTATATCAAAATTAATTATTATTTCAAATAATATTTGATAATCTATTTCTGTTATAACTTTATCTTGAGGTAAATATTTCATTAATTCATATAAATACTGAATTTCTATAATTACTCTTTGTTTCTGTATTGCATATTCGGAAAAATAATCCTGACAACATGTTGTATATTTGTTGTATCTGCCATCACAAGGTGAAATAATAAGTAATGGATCCATGTTAATAATATATATATCATATTTTATATATTATTTTTATACCAAACTATTATTTACTTGTTGATTAACTTGCATAAATGTAGTACATTTTGACATGTGTTTTATACATGATGCATTAATATATGTGCATGTACTTCGTAAACCACCCAAATAATCAGCAACTGTATTATATAAAGACCCTTTGTAAGGTATTTTTAATACACGTCCTTCAGAAGAACGATACTTTGCCATAGAACCATAATGTTTCTTTTGTGCTGTTTCTGAACTCATACCATAAAATAACTTTAACTTTTTACCATTTTCTTCAATTATATCACCTGGGTTCTCATCATGTCCAGCAAATTGACCACCAACCATGACAAAATCTGCACCACCTCCAAATGCTTTCGCCATATCACCAGGACAAGTTATACCGCCATCTGATATTATATGTCCACCGACCCCATGTGCCGCATCAGAACATTCTAATACTGCAGATAATTGTGGCATTCCTACTCCAGTTTTTAAACGAGTAGTACATGCACTGCCTGGTCCAATACCAATTTTTACAACATCAACCTTACCATCTAAGATTAATTCTTCTACTATTTCACGAGTAACTACATTTCCTGCTATTATAATTTTATTTGGGAATTGTTCTCTAACCCTTTTACAAAAACTGACCATACCTTCCAAATATCCATTAGCAATATCTATACATATCCAATTACAATCTATTACCTTCATTATGTTTACTAATTTATCATAATCATCATTAGAAATACCACTTGATACAGCAAATAAATTAGGGTTTAACATATCTTTTTGGGCAGCATAATCGTCTATTGTGTAGAATTTATGTAATATGGTTAACATATTTTGTTGTGCTAATACTTTATATACCTCAAACGTACCAGTTGTATCCATATTTGCTGACATAATAGGAACACCTTTCCATTCAATATTACTATGTTTAAACTTAATTTTTCGTTCTAATTCTACATCTGACCGACTTTTTAATGTTGACCTTTTTGGACGTATTAAGACATTATTAAAATCTAATTTTACACCAAATTCTATTTTTGTCATAGTATAATATTATTAATAACATCGGTTTAAACTATTTAAAATTAGTTTTATATAAAATGTATAAGTGGAATGGCCTTACAACAAGTAGATATATGTTGCGGATTAGCTTGGGGAGATGAAGCGAAAGGCAAAATTGTATCTCAATTAGCAAGTAGCGGAAAATATGATATGATATGTAGATGGGCAGGAGGAAATAATGCTGGCCATACTATTTATATTGATGGAAAAAAATATAAAACTCATTTAATACCAGGTGGTGTTTTTTATAATATACCATCTATTATTGGACCGGATTGTGTTGTGAATCAAACCGGTTTTATAGAAGAAATAAATTATTTAAAAGAAGCAGGATTTAATACAGATTGTATTAAAATTTCGCCCAAAGCTCATGTTGTCACTGATACCCATATTGAAGAAGATATTAAATTATATAGAAAACAAGGTTCTACTGCAAAAGGTATTGCACCTTGTTATCGTGATAAATATGCAAGATTTGGTACACAAGTTAAGGATGTTGAATTTTTTAAACCTTTTTTATGGGATGAAAAATTATACGGAACAATTCTATGTGAAGGTGCACAAGGAGTATGGTTAGATATTACACAAGGTAATTATCCATATACAACATCATCTACTACATTACCCTATGGTGCATGTAGTCTTGGTTTCCCACCTCAACTTATTAAAACTATTTATGGTGCAATTAAAATATATGATACACGAGCTGGTAATGATACAGATTTTCCAAAAGAATTACACGATGACCCTGAATTGAATATGATAGGCGAAGCAGGTAGAGAAATTGGTACTACGACAGGACGAACACGAACTGTTAATTGGTTGAATATGGATAAATTAATTAAATCTATTAATATGACTGGTTCTAATTACATTATTATTTCAAAAGTTGATATTTTAAAACAAGTCAATATATTTAAATTAATACTCGATAATGTAATTGTTAAATTTGGTTCATTTACCGAAATGTCACTATATATTACATCATGTCTACATACACATTGTAAATTTGTAAAAAATGTAATTTATTCGGATAGTCCAGAACATGTTAATATCGTTTAATCTGGAACACGCTTGCAATATTTTTGTAATACACATGTGCTAATTTCACTTAAATCTTCATGTATTTTATCAAAACCTGTTTCATTATAACTATTTATTAAAGTAGATGCAGTATGGACATCTATATATATTTGATGTATATCTTGATACATAAGTATAATATATACAATAACTGTGCTTGAACATAAAAAAATCATAGCCATTGCTACTTTTGATGTAATTGGTTCTGGCTGTTTTATTGGTTCTATTAATTTTTCATCCATTTTATACTATAAACGTTCTATATTTATATCGTTCTAAAAATCTTCTATATTTATTAAACATTTACGAACTATAGGTATTTCTTCTTCATCTTCATCCCCATCTACTCTTTCCTTTGGTTCATATATGCGTTTCCATGTTGTATCTGTTTCCCAGTCTAACACCATATTTGTGTATTTTTTTGAATCAGTCATTCTAATACGATAATTACACTTTTTGTAAAAACGTCTTCTTTGTAACCATTGTTTTTGAAAATTTTCATGCATATCTACAATATCAACTATAATAGGATGTTTATGTTTTACCCTTAAAATACGTCCTACAGATTGAACTATATCTGTTTTGGGTGATACCATTACTAATGTTGCTAATGTTTTAATATCAAGTGCTTCCGCAGCCATTGCATAAGTTGCTAATACTATTTTTTTTGTTTCTGTTTCTTGTAATTTAACCTGTTTCATTCCGCCAATATAATAACCAACACTCGCGATTTCACGATAATTAATCGCTTCATATAAGTAGGTTAACAAAGATTTATTTTGACATAAAATCATTATTTGATTTTCTGGGTGTTCTTCTAATAAATCTCTTAATACGTTTACAATAAAATCACTTCTGGGTCCAAATGCACACAGTTTTACAATCATACTACTAAATTTTGTATTGCCTCTATAGTCCAATTCAACATTATTAAAATCTGGATCATCACTTTTATATTCAATCGCTCTAACACATACTGGATCGTCTTCTTCGCGTTTTTCTTCATATATTTTACCACCAATAAACATATACAATACCTTTGTTAGTTTATCTTTACGTTCTACTGTTGCCGAAATACCCAGCATATAGGGTGTAATCGTTTTAAATAACGTTCGTGAAAACTGTTCACTACCTATACGATGGACCTCATCTATAATGGTTAGTCCAAATGATGAAAATGCATTTGATGGGTATTCTTTATCGTATAATGATTGTATCATACCAATCACTACATCTTTTTCTTCAATATCAAACACTGGTCCTTGAATTTTACCTATACGAGCTGTTGGCAAGAAATCATTCATTCTTTCTATCCATTGATTCATTAGAAATTCTTTATGAACTAATATCAATGTCTTCTTTTTTAATTTTGAGATGATATTCAGTGCCATAATCGTATTATGGGTAACCGTGAAATCACCTAATACAAAACGACGATTTCCATCTATTTCAAATCCATAATAGTCATCTACTTCTAATTTTTCTAATTTTATTCGGCTGCTTAATGCGTCCTTTATTTGTTTTCTTGGATTTACTTTTTTTCTGGGACATTTTACTGGAATTTCATCTAATCCTTTACCGTGAATACATGTTCTGTAATATGTACCTTCTTTTTTTTCACCTTTATATATACAATGTTTTTTACATTCTTTTTTATACGCGGCAAATCCTAATGACCTTGCTATAAATATGATATCATCTAATAACCGTTCATTTTTTTGAATAATATCATAACAATTATCATGAACAGACCCATCTGAATCTATAATACCTGCTAACAATTCTAATTGTGTAGTTCTATCGTTACACTTATAATCATGAGGAATATGTTTATTTTGTATTAAATTGAGTTTTTTTAGTTGGTGTAATAAAATATTGGGGGTTCTCTTATTGTCTATTAATTTACCAGCGAACGAATAATGCAGAGAATGCCGCGTAGTATCACTATCATTACCCTGTCTAAATTTGCAATTTAATTGTTCAGCATAATTTTGAAAATATTCAACTACTTCATTTTCTTCTGTTGTAATCGTCGCACAATTTGAATCTCCATCACCTAACCAATATCCAAGTATATATGGGTCAATATCAACTTCTTTTGTAGGAAATATAATAGGAACCCGATAACCAACAAGAACTCCTCCTTTTCCGTGATATGATTTTGGTAAATTTAAATAATCCAATACAGAAATATCACGAATAGTTCCCTTTGGTGTATTTTTATTTACAGTAGAACTATACTTTAATGATAAAATGTGACTTTCATTCACTGTATATGAATCGCCTTTATTTGGTATGACTTTGTACATTTGCTCCCTTCCTCGTGCGAGAGTTAGAATATTTCTTGGGGTTGAATCATCCCCCATAATTACATCGCCTACTTTTATGTCTTGAACCATTTTTATTGTGCCATCATACATCATAATAGGTGTGTTTTCTGCGATACATTTACCTCTACCACAAGGTACTTCAAGAATACCTCCCCCGCCTGGTTGTGCATTATCTTTGGATAAAGGTTTAGATACATAATTACAATAAATATCTACTATTTTAACTTGATAATCACGCAATGAAAGTTCAAATGGAACATCTATATCATCTCCCTCTTCAATATCACATCTGTCTGGAACACCATATCGTTGAATTCCATAAAATCTTGGTAAATACATTTTATTATTATTCTCCCTATATACGGGAAATGCTGCAGATAGGTCATTCGGGTTACCAAACTGTGCACCAGGAACAAATGGTTTTACAAATAAATCTTTTTTCAAAAATTCTTCTTCTCCTTTAGGCAGTTCAGCCTTGGGGATTGTATAGCCCTTTTTCCCGATATAGGATTTTAAACGAATATTCTCTCGTTCAATTGTTGTAAGAATAACAGGATTGGTTCGTGATTCCTTTGAATATCCCGAAGTTTTCTTCATACTATCGTTAAATGTAGATGTATATAGTAATTTAGGACTTTTTAATTCAATTTTCCAAAGCACAAAATATAATACTATTGTATATAAAATGAAAGCACCCAGTTTCCTAAAAAACATGACACAATTAGAAATGGGCTTAGCCTTTTTGCTTGTAGTGTATATTGCTATGCCTATTGAAGCACCCAGTATGTTATGTGGTATGATTGACGGACCAATCGGTATGGTTGGTATTTTTGCTATAACAGTATACCTCTTCTTTTATGCAAATCCTTTACTTGCTGTTTTATACCTTTTTGCTGGTTATGAGTTACTACGCAGATGTAGCAATGTTACCGGTAAGGCTGTTATTATGAAACACACACCTACCCAAGCAAAGAAAGACAGTAAAATGGAGAAAATGAACCCACCTAAGAAGGAAACATTGGAAGAGCAAATGGTTGATATGATGGCTCCTGTTGGCAAAAGCGAACCTGCTCGTTTTATCAGCAGCGGATTCAGTCCTGTTGCTAACGATGTTGGAAGTGCTTCCATGTATCAATAAACGATTAATTATGTAATATCATTATTTGAAATTATATAATTTATATTAGTGTTTCCTTACTCGGTTTTTGAATTATTTATCACAAGCATTATAATTGGACTAATTACTGTCACACTTAATATAAGTGGTGTTATCCATATTGTACCATTAAAATATTTCACATCGGCTTTCTTATCTTCATCTGCATTCTGGTATTCAAGTGCATAATTAATTGATAATATAATAAAAAATGATACGAGAGCAAATAATAAATATGGCCAGAGCTTAGGCATTTGACTATTTTCTACGTTTTCTCCAAGAGCATATAACATCATCAAAAGTATAGAGAACCCACCTAACATACTAACATCTTTACCTTCTGGTTGGAATTTAGCATTTGATGCATAACTAGCAATTCTATCATCAGTTGTCATAAATTCTGGTAGAGTTTTGTTAAATTGTATAAGTGCATAACTGGCTATTGAAATTGAACTTAGAAACATTATATAATAAATACTGACTGAAGTAAAAAAAGAAACAACCAAATTAACAAGAACTATTATTATAGTTGCCATATCTGCATGAAATATATTCATATGCGCATCTGCATCTATATTAAACCTGTCAATAACAATAGACTTATACAACTTTGGTACCATAAAAAATGCTAATAAGACTATCAAAATAAACATGAAAAAATGTGTAATCATTTTAAATCCATCGATTTGCTCTTTATGCTTACTATACTCACTATCAACCGGTATATTTCTTAATGCTTGAACAGTATCGTCACTTTCACCCGTTGGTGAACAGTCTATCCAAATATCATTTGTCTCTTCGGCGTCATCTTCTTGATCAATACCTTCCATCAAACGAAATCCATCTTGATTAGAGGGTGTACCATTTAATAGGATAGTCTCACTTCCATAGAATAAAGTCTTATTGCTATTCGCATTTGTAGGATAAATACTAAAAAGATTAGTTTTGATCGATAAATTGGTTTTAAAAAATCTGGCAGTATCTTTATTCATTTCAATCGGTTTGGTAAAGACAAAAATATGATTCGTTTTATCAACATAATGAATTGAATGTGTCTGGCTGGGGATAACTGAAGATAAATCAAACGATTGTTCTGGTAGAAGTTCATTATTTATCATACGTACTAATTTATCAAGTGAATTATCTGTCGTATCTCCCTTGGGGTTTTCTTCAGTAATATTACTGTCAATTTCTTTAACTAAAAAACAAGTATATACCTTTTGCAATTGTTTGTTAGTATTAGTATGTTCAACGACAATTTCACCAACAATATTAGATTTATCAGTTGACGATATTCCCGAAATATTGCGGTGCAATAATCCAAATAAATATATAGATTTTGCAGTATATGATGAAGGAGATAACCCACCGTAAATAAAATTTGGTTCTTTATTTCTAACTTTGATTTGATAAAACGTATTCTTTTCTTGTATTCGCTTACCATCAACGTTGGGTAAATCTTTTTTTTTTATGGAATTTTTACTGTGATCATTGGTAAGAGCAGTAATATCGCGATGATTAATAGAAACTCCACTATATATGTATTTTATCTTTTCTTCTGTAGAAATATTATTTTCATTTATGTTAAAAAATGACATACCAAAGTAAACTATATAATAAACATATAGTTTAATTTTGTTCATATATAATATTCTCTAAATATTGATATATTAATTCATATTTGTCTGCATTTACATTTATACTGGTATATATTGAAATTGATTATTTTCATAAATAGTGGCATTAAAGGTATCTTTATAACCCTCAACGTATACAACATCCCCGTTATAAATATCATCACAACCATATTCACCAGTGCAACTGCGTCCATTTACACTAATAGGTAATTTTGTATTTAAATTTCCAGTACCAGATATAGTATAATATTGCCATTTATCACGACCAGACATGTGTTTACGTCCCATTAATGGTAAAATCATTTCATCACCAGAATAATTTGAACGTGTTAAAATACCCACTTGTTGATAATCATTATCTACACCACGTGTTTGTATATTTACAGGTATACCTCTTACATCTCCTGAATTACGTGGATATATAACTGGATTTTTTCCAGGAGGAGAATACGGGTCATTAAAAACATCTTGTCTACTTGCAATAGGAACCAATTGTGGTATATTAGAACTGGTATTTACTAAAACTACTTTATCACCAGTAATATGCGTTTTTTGATGAATACGATATTGGCTATACCAAACATATATAAAAAGCAATATAACAAGAATTAATACAAATAATGTCATATTTTCAATACATATAAGTCCAGGAACACACTTTTTACCCATTTATATTCTATTATGATAAAAAAAAACTAATATACGTTTGATGGGTCTCTTACATGTAGTTTAAATATTTCTTCAAATTGATGGCGTCCTCTACGCATTATTCCTCTACTTCTACCAAACAGATTGGGTATTTTTTCATTAAATGTAGTATTTACATCACTTGCTGTCTTTTTAATTGCTGACGTTTTTAAACGTTTACATAAATAACATTTGTCTCTTACTGATTTTGGCCAACCGATGTCATGAATTGATAACCCTAGATAAGTTGACGTTATACTATCCAGTTTATTTACTGCCGTTTTTATTTGTTCCTCTCCATAAGAGATATCTATGTTAAAAAGAGCCAAAATAATCCAGTAAACCAACTGAACTATACCATATACGATTGCTTTCACACAATAAATGATAATATCAACAATATAGTAAAATACACAACTGAAAAAATTTGAAGCAAATTTAAAGCCACATTTTGATTGTGTAGTAATATACTCACCTATATATTTACCAAGTAGAGCTATACTATCAGTACCCATAACAAAACTTTTTCCAATTGCATCAAACTCGGCATTTATTCCATTAAATATATTTTCAAATCCAGCATTTATATTTTTAATTCGTTTTGGTACAGAAGCCAAAAAACAAATAATACGTTTAAATGTTTCAATCATATATTTGACACCATTTATAACATCTTGAATAAAACCCATGATTTCTTAATAATCTATACTAATATACGTATACATTATTATTCTTATTTTTATGATATAATTAATGTACCTTATGTGGTTCTCGCGGTACAAGTACAGATACTTCATTAAATTGATTTTTAGCTCGTCTAAATTCTTTTGCACCACCATCTTTCATAATCTTTGGTATTTCTTTAGAGAATGTATCTTGCCATTTTTGTCCTGCATTTTCAAGTGCAGAATCTTTCAACCGTCTACATGAATAACAATCATCATAAATACCTTCAGTTATATACTTCAAATTAAATATTATATCAAAACCAAAAAAACTACTTATATATGTCATTCCTTCCGCCAGGGGTGTAAATAATACTTCGTTAGCATCTACACCAAATAAATAACCAACAAAAATGACAGGCAATGATATAATTGCATACACAATTTCACAAAATATTCGTATAAGATAGAATATAGCACATTTGTAAAAGTTCTTAATAAATTTCATTACACATTCTATACGGGTTTCTGCATATTCACCAGTATATTCAACTAATGTACCGGTTCTTTCAAACCCTATACTAAATGATTTACCAAGTGCTGCTACTTTTTTAGCTACACCATCAAATATATTTTCAACCCCTGATGTAATGTTTCGTGCACGCAGTGGTATTGATTCCAAAAAACATACTATCCTTCTGAAGTTCTCAATCATTTGCAGGATTCCACTAAACGCCTTCCTAAACATGCTTTCAATTGCATTTTTTATAGCGTCTGCTATCATTTGGGGAATACGTGATATCATACGGAATGCCCTTTTTAATTTTGTAAAAATACTCACCATGTTATATTATTTATATTTTTGTATACAATATTTACATACAAAAATATAGTTATTATGCACTAATCAAAATATATTTATTATGCAGTCTTCTCTAATTTTTTACCGTAATGTTCAAATTTTTCAATAAAAGTTTCTGCTTTTGTCAATAATGGGTCTATATCTTTCATGCCCGTTAATATAGAGTCTTGAATCTTTTGAAAATCTTTAAAATCTGTTTGTAAATCATCATACATTTTCTTTTTTTCTGCATCCTCAGCTATCTCCACTTCTCCCTTCTCACCTGCTTCCTCACCTGCTCCCTCGCCTGCTTCCTCACCTGCTTCCTCACCTGCTCCCTCGCCTGCTTCCTCACCTGCTTCCTCACCTGCTTCCTCACCTGCTCCCTCGCCTTCCTTTTTCATGTTTTCAGCACCTTCACTTATCAACTTAACAGAAGTATAATTCAATAAATAAGTTACACCAATAGCTACGGCTAATACAACAATCATGTTTTTGCTAAAAAAAGATACTAAAACACCAACAATTAACATGGTCATCACAGAGTTGAAATCTCTTGAATTAGCATACATTACGATATTGAATAGTGCTAAAATACATAAAGCATATAACACACCACGATTATACATTAATTTTTTCATAGGAACCTTCGCCATAACTTTTTTTAAACTTTTCATCATTCTACTGATAATATAATTTATATACCGAAATAAATTTATACTAAACCAATAATTCTATAGTTGAGTCCATATATTCTTCTTTAAACGGTTATAATAAACATCCATTGAATGTTCGCCTATACTCCAACATGTAAAAAACGTAAAATAATACCACGGATAATCATAATTATAAAATATAGCATATTTTTTATCAGTTAGTGTAATATTTATACCAACATGTGTAAAATTTATATTAGGTGCAGCAGTTACTATATCTCGTTTATTCGTAATGCGATAATGATTTAAATTGGATTGAGTATCAAACGCTCTTTTAAATGGAGTATTACCAACACGTGGACTTGCAAATGAAACCACTGTTATTTTATTAGGTATTTCTCTGGATAATTCGTACCCATATAAGGTAGATAAAGAACCACCAAGACTATGCCCTGTTACATATATATCATAATCTGGATTATGCCTTAATAAATCTTTTAATTCTATTGTTATTTGGTCATACATACAATCAGTATGTAATTGTGTATGAAATCCACCATGAACATATACATCATCATGTACGTGCGTTTTAAAGAATGCCAAATCATAATACCAATCATACTTACTTTCACTTCCACGGAAAACTACACAAATACGATTATTTGTCTCGCTTATTGTAATGCCTACTTGTAAATCTGTATTTGGATTACTAAAAAATTTATGAACCCTTCCATGAGGGGATGATTTGGCCAAATCATTAATTACATCCATACGACAATTATCTTGTTCATTATTTTCAACAACGTCTGCTACAAATTCTTCTATCGTGGTTTTACGGTCAACTTCATATGCTTTACCATACTCATATACTAATAAAGTAAGTTTTGCAAAATTCGTTATTTCAGCGTGAGTTGGTAATGTTCTATTCATTTATAATATTATAATACAAATATTTATACTTTTATAAATATTTATTTTTTAATCACTATTACAGGATTCATTATTATTATGATAACTGACTGGAACATCACCGCTATATATTTCTAATACTTCTTTAACTACTTCTTCACGTTGAATATCACTATTTCCAAATTCAACACTGGTTATACTTGATGACCGTTTACCTTTAAACTTATCTAAAAAATCGTCTAATCCATTCAGTTCATCATGGCGGTCTGGCTGATCTAAATCCCCAGTAATGATTAATCGGGTATTTTCACCTAAACGTGTTAATAACATCTTCATTTGTGATATTGTAGAGTTTTGCATTTCATCTGCAATAATCCAACAGTTTTTAAACGTACGCCCGCGCATAAACCCGAGTGGCGAAATCTCAATTGTTTTTTCCTCTATTAATGAAACCACATCTTTTGGAGATATAAATGTATATAGAATGTCATATATAGGACGAACCCAGGGTGCCATTTTTTCTTCTAATGTTCCAGGTAAATACCCTAAATCTTCATCAACTGTTACTGATGGTCGTGTAAAAATAATTTTTTCAACATTATTTGTTAGAAAATTCTTGACACCCATTTCTGTTGCAAATAGTGTTTTACCTGTTCCAGCTGGTCCAGTTGCTACTACAATTTTTTTTGTACGTTGATTTAATAAATTATAATAATCACGCTGTGGTCCATTTTTAGGTTTTGTAAATTTTTGTTCCAAACGATGTTTTTCTGCAGATGATACGTATTGTAGATTTTCATATAATTTTTTATTAGTAAAGGGTAACAAATCTGCTTCTTCGGGATTTTCATAACGATACTCTTTCATCATATCCTTTTCAAGCTGTTTTTTTGATTTACGACCACGTTTTTTGGGTTCACCCAGTGGGTGACAATCCAATTGGTTCATATATCTTAAATATAGTATGGACAGATACTATTATTTCATATTATTGTAAACTTATCGGTTGTAATAATTCAAAAATAATAAATATATTCGCCACATTTATCGTAATATAATAAAATATTATTTTTAATAAATTATTGGCTACAAATATGCAATTAAGTACAACAATACATTTTCTAAAACTATACTCATTATAAAGATAAATAGTTTTTTTAAAACAAGATAAAATCTATATAGTATAATATCTAGCAAGGTCTATGGCAGAAATTCCATCAACTGACAGTATCTTAATTCCTGACGATAATCGCTTTGTTATGTTTCCTATTCAACATGATGACATTTGGCAAATGTATAAAAGGCAAGTTGATTGTTTTTGGCGAGCTGAAGAAGTTGATTTATCCAAAGACATTAATGACTGGAGTAAGTTAAACACTGATGAACAACAGTTCATTAAAATGGTATTGGCGTTTTTTGCTGCGTCTGATGGATTAGTTCTTGAAAACTTAGCAAACCGATTTATGAATGACGTACAATTATCAGAGGCGCGTGCATTTTATGGATTTCAAATTGCTATGGAGAATATTCATTCAGAAATGTATAGTTTATTAATTGATACCTATATTCATGACAGTAGAGAAAAAACGAAATTATTTGAAGCTACCCAAAATTATCCATGTATTGCAAAAAAAGCAGATTGGGCAAAAAAATGGATAGGAGATGAAAGTAGTAATTTTGCATCACGTCTTGTAGCATTTGCTGCGATTGAAGGTATTTTCTTTTCTGCTTCATTTGCCTCTATATATTGGATTAAAAAACGTGGACTCATGCCAGGACTCACATTATCTAATGAATTTATCTCACGCGATGAGGCATTACATACTGAATTCGCGATATTATTATATTCAAAATTACAAACAAAACTAAATAAAACTCGTATATATGAAATTATTCAAGAAGCGGTTGCTATAGAAAAAGAATTTATTACCGAAGCTATTCCTTGTAGAATGATTGGTATGAACTCAAAATTAATGATTCAATATATAGAATATGTTGCTGATCGGTTGGTTTTACAATTAGGATATGATAAAATTTATCATTCACAAAACCCTTTTGATTTTATGGAATTAATTAGTATGGAATCAAAGGTAAATTTCTTTGAACGAACTAACTCTGAGTATGCACTTGCAAATAAAACAGTAGATGATGATGTTTTTGAATTCAAGGCAGATTTTTAAATTAAATAAAAAATTGATATAATTTATTATAATATTATAGTATTATAATAATATTATTAATATGCCGGCAGACCGTAATAAACATTGGACTACATGGATTAAATGGTTACCAATTGAATTACGTTTAACTATCTATGATTTTATAGATATTGAAACACGGATGCAAATGTTAACACCTCTAATCACAGAAACAATACGATATTTATATAGGTCAAAAGATACACTTAATCTTTTTCGTAAATATGAACAACTTATTTATATGCAGTTCTTTAAAAAAAATGATGATACAAGTGGATATTCTACAAGACCATATATTAAACAATTATTACCACCAACTACATTTTTAAAAAATAATGAAATCCAAATACACTCGCACCCAGTTATACAATTATTAAAACAAGATTTATATTTTTCCGCTTATATAAGACGTATTATTATGACTAATGACAATCCTATCTTCATTTATAAATATTATCATAATAATGTTGTTGAAAAAATACAAAGTTGTTTTAACCTTCTATCAACACTTGTATCATATAATAATGATTTTGACTATCAAATAAAACGAATACTAATTCGGTTTCTACATCATCTAACCAAAATTTCTAATAAGGTTAAAGAAGAAGAACAGGAACAAAGAATGTTAGTTTATGAACGTAAAATACGCCGTTATTACAAACGAAATATAATATCACGTATTCATATTCAATCTAATAAAATGCAAAAAAAAATAATGAAAACAAATAAGATTGCTGAGAAGAATAAAAAAATAGAAGCACGAGAAATGGTAAAAATGAAAAGGTTGTTTACTCAAAATGCAAAAAAGGCAGCAAAACATGCAAAAACGTTATTAAAAAGAAAAAATTGATAATGATCTAGTAATTATAAAAGTGTATTTATTATTTTATAACTATTTAGCATTATAGGAAATAAATATATCAATGAATGTATATATAAAATGAAAAGTTTTTTAAATAACATACCCAAATTATCACAAGATGAAACCCGTCGCAAGAATGCAGGAAGTAATGGTAAAACAATAAAGGACAATTTTACTGTTAAAAAATGTCCATTGATGGATAATTTTGAAAATATGGAATCAACAACATTCTGGAAACCATCATCCGGTTCTGCATTTACTCCTATGTCTAAAAAAACACCCGTTGCTATTGAAGCATTTAAGGAAACCCAGATTATAGATAAATTACCAAGCATTCAAGGAATAGATTTAAAAAAAAAGGAAGATAAAGAAAAGGAAGATAAAGAAAATTTTACAGGATTTACACCCGATAGAATTACCAGTATCTATATTGGTTCCCTCTCTTTAGTCGGCTTATTTATATTATTTCGCGCAATGAACAAAACAAAGTAAATTATATAATAAAATATTTATTATTACATAATTTTTTACTTATAATTGATAACGTTTGTATAACTGAAGGGCTGTTAATCCACCCATGATTTGTGCTAAACAATATGGCAAAACTTCATCTATAGGTAATTTACCAGCAGAAGCCATTGCAATTGTCACGGCAGGGTTAATGTGTCCACCCGAGATATTACTTGTTACTAATACAGCAAGGGCTAATGCAGCACCAATTGCTAAAGGATTTCCAGTTGCAAAGATAACATAAATAAAGAACGCAGCACCAAAAAATTCAACTAAATAACTGTACATTACACAATATATATGTATATTGTGAAAAAAATTGAAATTAACTACTCTTTTATCTTTATTACAATAAGTTCAATATGTTTGATTATTTACTTCTTATCGTTGGATTAAATATAATGTATGTATATTTGTTGTATACAAATCATATTATTCGTACCATGTTTAATGAACCCATGTATAGTATTTCTACAATAAATGAAAACTATACATTAACAAATAATACTTATAAATATCATCATAATATCAATGAAACTCGTATTAATCCGGTCACTTATATTTAATGATAACTCACTGGTGCATTATTACCATAAAAATTCTTTATATAATTATTACTTACTACGCCATTTACATTTGAATATTGAACTGGTGCATATTTACGGGTTAACTCGTTTGTAGAACGTGCATTTTGTTTAGGTAGAGCACCAGAACCACCTGCACGACAACGTCGTAATGCAGTATTCTGTACATTTATTTCATTATATGCAGTAAATGAATATAATCCAGCACCTTCATTTAATGTTCCTTTACCAACTGCTACATTACGACGATTTGCTACAATTTGGGAGGCATCACGATTTCCTAACCATTTTTTTTGTAGTTTTATATCATTTGTAATAGGGGTTGATGGAACTGTTTCCAAATAAGTTTTTCTTGACATATTAAATGTACTTTCATTATTACTTGTACTATCCTTTAGAGGCATTGGTTTAGCACCTGATAATGCACCATTATTTATATTTGTCTTACTATACATCATTTTAAACATATCACAATGATTCTATAACATAGTGATATAAATTATATTGTTTATCTTCCAGTGTAATTTTTATTCATAGCACGTAATTTACGAAAACGTACATAATCAGAGGAATCGGAAACGAATTTGGGGTTGCACGATGCACCGTCTACGCCGGAACCATCACACGCGCTTATTATAGAACCGATTGATGTTTTTGTTCCTGTTTTACCAGGGTTTATTTGGTTAGGTCCACCACATACATAATTTTTACGTATAAGGAAATCACCTAAATTGTTTGCTGCCCTAAATGGGGTAAGTATACGTTTCTTATTATTGATAGTACCTATTACGTTTTCTTGGTTCCATGATTTGCTTAATATTTTACGAGAGTTGGTTTGATCGCCATTTTTTTGAGGTATTAGAGTAGATGACATGTAATCTATTATATAGTATAGCACAATATTATTATAGCCATGAAATTATAATTACTAAATAAAATAAATAAAATAATACTCTTATAACATATATATTTCATTAGTATGCAGGAAGATACAACTCCAGATTCTAATAATAAATTATTAAACGAAGATAATAATAACTTAGATAACCGCGTTAACAATACAGATATGGATGAATTAACTCTCGCATTATTAATGAATAAAAATCATTATCGTAAATATGTTGCACAAACCAATCCAGAACAAGCAATTTTGGATAATCAAACTATTGATGATAAACGTAAATATCGTGAAAAAATATTACAAATTACTGCTAATATGATTGATTCACCTGATATGGAAATCTCTACAGACATCTACCAAATATTTAATACATATACTAAACATCTTATACGACATTTTAAAATGAAAGATGATGAAAGACATCATAATGACCAATATAATAATGAAGATGACACCTTATTTGGTAATATGAACGACGATACTGATACTTCATCTTATTCACAAAAGTCTACTAGTTCTCTGTGGAGTAAAGACCGGGTTGTTAAAAAAGGGAATCTACCTATTGCAAATTATGATATGCGTATGTTTTCAAACAACCGCTAATAAATTAATCACGGCATCCAATCTTGGAGATATCGTATTGAATTTCTCTTACTAAATCACTTGATGAAGTAATATAGTAATCTGGTAACAATGCGTGAATAAACGCTTGTATACTACCTATAGCAAACCGAAGACACAAAGACATTGAAAACCAAAAATGTTGCATGTAGGTCATACATACATTGTTAGGGTGCGTAAATGAAAACAAGTTGGATATAAACGGTAACATATGTTCTATATATTACCGCTAATATTTTTCTAACTACTATATAACTAACAATGGTATTATTTAGTGATACTATCAAAAAACACCCCCATAAAACAAACAAAACACCACAAAAAACACGAAAAACTATAAATACAAAAAAATCAAAGAATAAAACAAAATATACAGTAACCATTGCCATGATTATTCACGGTTGCATAATTACTACTGAGTTAAATCAAAATTATAATATAGATTTATATAATGCAACTGGTGATAATATTGATATATGTGAAAAAACTATTTGGGAATTTAACGATGAACACGAACGTCTACTAAAATATTTTCGTAAAAATAATCCAACGCCTGAAAAAAAATATTTTTTTGATAAAATGCCGTATGATAAATTTATAGGAAAAACTTCTAATGATTTATATGCAGGTGTTTGGTTAATATCTGTTCACGATAATAATAATCAATTAGTATTTCCAAGAGATAATGATTCACTTGAAACAAGATTTAATTTATTCAATTTAAATTTTTTAAACCGTTTATTTTTAGATTTTAATCGTGATAAAATCTCTTATACAGAGTTAAATTATGAAAAAATTTATAATACTGAATATAACGTTCAAGACTATAGTGAAATGAAAGATTTTTTTCTAAATGAACATAATCCACCACCTGAAAAAAATAATGAAGAATACAGAGATTTTTCTAATTGGAATGTCTCTGTAAATGATCCAGAAAATCCAACCCATATTGATAAAATTCGTTTAAGTTATTTTTTGGATAGGTTAAAATATATTTTTGGTGATAATGTGAATTTTCGTGCTTATGATTATACTTGTACAGTACCTTGTAACAATGCAGATGATATACAAATTAATTTACCTTTAAAATATTATGGCGGAAAGAAAACCAAAAAGAAAAACAAAAATAAAACCAAAAAGAAGAATAAAAGAAGACTATTTAATCTACGTAATATATAACTAACCATGTCAACAAAACGTAAAAAACAAAAGGTTACCAAAACCAGAAAATTAAAACCAATAAACTGTAATCCTATTACAAAAGGTAAAACAAGTGTTGGTATTAGTTGTTTAACTGATGATGTGTTATATAAATTAAAAGATTCTTTCAATACACAACATCGTAAAAAAACTATCAAATCTACAAGTCCTAAACAAATATGGAATGAATTAAAAAGCAATTTAAAAACATGCAACAGGGAAGATTGTTGGTTAGAATCCATTACAGATACTCAGGTAAAAAATAAACTTATTAAGGAATCTTTTGCACCTAAGCACCCTGAATCTTGGAAGAAAAACCCGGATAAATGGCTTTCCAATTTTGATATTGCAGCGGTTCTCAAACAGTATGAAAAATCTCATAAAAACTTTAGAATTATTGGACCAACACCTATTGATTTTGATACACGTCCACCCGAACATAATGGCACATGTGTTTGGGAAGAACTCTGTACATTTGATTTAAAATCATATATTGATACTGGAAAAACAAAAATAGGAATTGTATTTAATTTAGACAATCATACACAAAATGGTTCTCATTGGGTTTCTTTATTTCTTGATTTAGAAGACCAATTCATTTTTTATATGGATAGTAACGGTGAATCCATACCAAGTGAAATCAAATCATTAGTTACCCGTATTATTGACCAAGGATTGTTATTAGAAAATCCATTACATATTCATTTTTATGAGAATTGTCCTATGGAACATCAATATCAAAACAACGAGTGTGGTATGTACTCGTTATTCTTTATTATTACTATGCTTACCAATAAGACTGAGAAAAAGAAATTTAAGACTTATACAGAAAAAATAGACTTTTTTAAAAATAAACGAATACCAGATAAACATATGCATAGTTATAGAAAAAAATATTTTAATTCGTAATTTTTTATCATTATAGTATAACTTATATAATATAATGGGAACCATGTTTAGTGCTGCTTCTGTTGATGCTAATACAGATGATGTTAATAAATCTGCTGGTGCGGGTAATGATACTGAACCGACCGTTGAACCGGCTGCTGGTGCAGGTAATGATACTGAATCGGCCGTTGAACCGGCTGCTGACCCTTCCCAATACGGAGGCGAACCACGAGTCACCATAGATATATTTGGGAGTGAAAAAAAAAATAGCAAAGGATTCTTAATCAATGATATTAAAATTACTCCACAAAATATTAATTCAACTTTCTCCTCAAAAGACCAAGTAGAGCACTTTTTAGAAAACGTGTTTGGTTATGTTAGAAATAGTAATTTACCAAAAGATGAACAAGAACCTACTACCAATTTTTTCCATTCTTATAAAGAAAACATTAGTCTTAAACCAATACCTGCCATGGGAGGCAGTAAGAAAAAAAGGTCAAGAAAACATAAACTAAAAGACAGACATCGTAAAACAAAAAAACATTAACTAATTAACAAATATAGATATAATGACATACTTTTATACATCATGTCATTATATATTGTATCTGAAAATCAAGAATTACTATGGAATGTTATAAGTAAAAACTCATATATTCAAACATTTTTTTCACAATATACTCCGGATACAAAAGTTAATTGGTTTAAATCTATCGTTAGTAAATTTTATGACCAATATAAAAACCAAAAATTAACAGTAAATGGATTAAATCGTGTTAACAAAGAAACTATTTCATATATGATTCAAAATATACGAGAACAAACAACTCCCCAATCTAACCCTACATCACCTATCAATAATACTAATGTGGTTCAACCAGTTAATTCATATACTATAAATACCCCTCCTATTGTTAGTAATAACCGTCAAGAAATTTATACAAACCAGTTTGAACAACGCCAAACTGAATATGCCGCTATGAATAAACGCAATATTCCGGATGATGTAAATTTTACAGAAAATAATGATGACGGGGTTATTGAAAATATGGATACACTGGTTCAACAACAACTCAAACAACGAGAATATGATATGAATAATATTCCACCACCTGTTAATATGAGTGCACCGTTAAAACAACAAAATATCCATTCAATTGAAAGTGAACGACCCAAACTTCATATAGATACAGATTCTACCATTAATATTTCAATACAAGAGATTGAACAACCTACTCTTGATAAAAAAACGGTTTCTTGGAAAGATGAAGAAGATAATCAAGATAATGTATTTACTTCATTAAAAGAGAATATTGAATCAATTACACAAAATATGAACCAATTAACACAAACTGTAAAAACATTACAAGATGATATGAAATTATTACAAAAAACTCATGGTGATTTATATACACAAATTGTTCGTAATGAATCTAAGGCAACTATTGATAATATGTTAGAAAATATAGAAATATCACAATAATATAATTGCGGAAACATTATTAAACATAAATATTATGAATTATATATAATATAAAATTCATAAATGGAATTATTTGAACATACACTTTTTATTAATTTAGACCATCGTACAGATAGATTAGAACATATTACACAAGAATTTAGTAAAATGGGTATTAGTGCGGAAAGAGTTGCGGGAATTCAACCAAAAACACCAGCAATTGGATGTACACTTAGTCATATAAAATGTTTGGAATTAGCAAAAACACGTGACTATGAACAGGTTTTTATTTGTGAAGATGATATTACGTTTACCAATCCTGAATTATTTAAAAAAAACCTACAAAAATTTGTTGATAATGATACTATTAATTGGAATGTATTAATTGTTAGTGGAAATAATTGTCCACCTTTTCAAAAATTATATGAATATGCATCTCGTGTTTTTTACTGCCAAACAACTACTGGTTATATTGTAAAAAAAGAGTATTATGATACATTAATCGCTAATTATAAAGAAGGATTAGGAAAATTAATTCAAAATTCTACTAATAAACATGAATATGCCATTGACCGTTACTGGTTGAAATTACAAATGCAGGATTATTGGTATATTATTACACCATTAACTGTTACACAGTATGATAATTATAGTGATATTGAAGAAAAAACTACATATTATAGTAAGACTATATTGGATTTGGATAAAGAATGGATAACCAAACAAAGATCAGTCAAGCATATGCATTTAACGTAATTATTTATTTCTTTTTTGTTTTTCTATGACGTTGTGTTTTGTTACAACGTTTTACGCCTCGCTTTTTCGTTCTTTGCTTTTTACGAGTTCCTTTTCCTCCTTTTTTTGCACTTACTTTACGTGCTCTATGTTGAAGAAGACGGTATTGTAAATAATCAAAAGAATCATTGTTTATTGCATTTTCTAATTCATCCAACGTATCATTATATTCTAGAAGTTTTGTATCATAATCAACATATGATGGATTGTTTTTTTCAAATAAGATTAATTGACGTCCATGTTGCTGACTCTTTTTTTCAGTTGCTGCCTTGGATGCATCCAACTCATCCAACATTGGTATATATCTGTTATTAGCAACTTGAGTATCACTTTTATTTTTTGTTTTACTCTTTGTTACATTTATTTTGTCAATCATAGAATTTATTGTTGCTTTAATTGATTGAACCATTATAATTTTTAATTTTAACAATGTTTTTTTCGACGATGTATCATATAAGTCTGCATATTTACCAATTAATTGATTTATTACCTGAAAATGAGTGCCAATTATTCCATTACTGTAATCGTCAAATTTGATATACTCCTTTTCTTGTTTTACTTTATTAATTTTTACTCGCGGTTCCCCAGGTGTTTTACCTGATTGAACGTTAGCTATACAAGCTTGTATTCTTTTTATATATGTATCTCTAATTCTGGCATTTTTTAAATTATCATTATCTTTTATTTGATTACATAAATGATGAGAATATGCAAATTCCATTAAATATACTTTTAATAATGCAATAAATTTATAAATATCTGTTTCATTTTTATTTTTGGTTATAAATGGGTTTAATAAATTATCAAATTGAGCTTTTAGAAATCTTTCAGGATTTTGATACCATGTCTGACCATTACAATTTATATACATATATAAGGGTTTCGCTTCTATCTCGTCAGAATTAATATATGTTTTCCATTTTTCTAATAACTGTGGATATTCTTCATTAATATTATGAACTTTTGTATAAAATTCAATACTGGGTAATTTATGTTCCATTTCAGGAACAACTTGTAGTTCATTTACTAATTTACCTCCACATAAATAACAACATTCATTTTTTGCATTCAACTTAGTACCCCATACATTCTCAAATTGGTTGTCTGTTGGCATATTTCTTTCACCAATATCTCTTAATTTTGTTTTTTCACCTGAATCTATGTGTTCTTTTTTCCTTTCATTAGTACTTAAAATAGCGTTAATTATATCATCTACATTACTACTTCTTGCTCCAGTTTCAAGCATTCTGTTACCATGTTTATTTTTTAATTCTGGTAACTGTAAAATCATATCAGTTACCATTGATATATTTGAACATTCACTGCTGCCTGATTTACAAGTTGTTTTTATTTTACTCTCGTCAATTATTGATAGGATATCTTCATCGTCGATGGCATCATTATTATGTAATGCGTTTTCAAATGTTTGAAATGTTTTTTGTACGTGTTCTTTTGCCACATTTTTTGCATCATCTTTATTAGTTGCCGCTTGTAAAGTAGCATATATATTGTTTAACCTACTGTTAACAACCATAACTGCATCGGG